AAGAAAATACAAATCGGATATTTAAGGGTTAGTAATATGGTTTCATTCGAAGGTGGTAATTAGATTCGTTCTGTTATCACCTTCTTTAGTTTAAAGACATTACATTATGGCAAAGAAATCTAAGGTTGGTTTAAAAGTACCAACAGCAAATGAGATGGCAAAGAAATATGGGAGTATGATCAAATTAGCTTCAGAAGTTACTGATACCGATTTATATATACCATCTACTTTCTTTGCTTTGAACTACTTATTCGGTAAGGGTATTCCTTATGGTAAAATCGTTGAGATTGCTGGAGAGGAATCCTCTGGTAAATCTTTAGTGGCTTATAACTTTGCTTATGCTACTCAACAACTTGGAGGTCATGTGATATGGGTAGATGCTGAACAATCCTGGATGAATTCATGGGCTGAAATCAATGGAGTAGACCCTGCAAGAGTAACTATTGTTAATGATACCCGTATTGAATATATTGCAGACGTAGTAGCAGACTTAGCAATTTATTTACGTTCTCAATTAACTCACAATGAACCGATACTCTTAGTAATCGATTCCATTGCAGCTACTGACTGTACTGATAATATAGATGCTAAGATGGTTGATGGTAAGGCAGAGATGGGAGGTAGAGCAAAGGCTCTTTATAAATACTTTCGTATCAGAAGTGAATTATTCTACAAACTGGGAGTATCTCAGATTTATATTAACCAATTAAGAACTGCTTTAAATGTCGGATTTGGAAAAGATAACACAACAACTACAGGAGGTGCTGCACTCAAATTCTATGCTTCAATCAGAGCTGCTTTCTATTCGGGAAGGTCTGTTACAATCAAACAAAACGGGAAAGAAAGAAAAGCTGGAAAACTTGTCACAATTAGACTTATTAAAAATAAGGTCGCTCCTCCTAGACCTACAATTAGTAAATGCCCAGTATATTTCAACCCTAAATTCCATGAGGTTGGATTTGATAGATGCTATGCTTTAGAAGATGTATTGGTAGATACCGATGTAATCGAAAAAACTACTGGTGGGTATAAATTGAAAGGGAAAACTCTTGCAAGAGGAGAAGAGAAATTCCAAAAGCTTCTGGAAGAAGACGATGAACTTCGTAGAAAACTTTTACGGAAAGCTGGAGTAAATACCATAGGTACTACTAAAAAACAACTGGAGAAAATAGAAACAAATCTATTCCCAGTCGATGGTGTAGAATATGAAAACTATTCAGATTCAGAAGAGGAGGAGGAAGACGATGAATAAGAAAGAGGTAGAAGGTATAGAGAAAGTAATTAAAGAGTACCTTAAGAAAAATTTGAGAATGGAATCTAGGGTTAGGTATCTAGATGCTTATAGCCAACCAGAGAATTATTTAGATGTATAATCTTGGAGAGGAAAAGATTCAAGAAGTTTCACTTTATGAATTAGATTTTGGACGATGAGCAAGAAAACAATATTACTGATTGATGGAGAGAATATTCTCCATCAGTCTTTTCATAAGTTCGAAAAACTTAAATCTACCGATGGCAAACCGAGTGGGGCAATATTCGGATTTTTCAAATCTCTACATATGTATCTTACAAGGTTCGAACCGGATGAGGTTTATATTTCATTCGATAATGGTCATTCACCAGTAAGGACGAAGTTATTGCCCAATTACAAGGGACATAGAAAAAATATATCTGTAGATTACGAATCATTGCAAAAGCAAAAGGCAATTATAATGAAAATGCTGGGTATGATAAGAATTAATTATATCTTTGATAAAAAGAAATCCACAGTATATGAAGGAGATGACTTCTTAGCATACCTTGCAATTAAAAAATTCCAATCCGAGAAAATGATACTCATATCTTCGGATAAGGACTTTAATCAGTTGCTATCAAATAACCTGAGGATATATAATCCCAGAAAAGATGAGATGATAAGAATGGATAACTGCAAAGAATTATTCGGTTATCATTCTCATGAAACGGTAGAGTACCTTGCAATGGTTGGAGATACTTCCGATGATATACCAGGGTTTCCGGGTATAGGCCCAGTAAAGGCAAGAAAAATCCTTGATGAGGGTAGAATTGAGAAGTTTATTGCCCAGAGTAAGAATAAAGAATATCTTCAAATATGGAAAAGGAATGAACAGTTAATCGACCTTTTCTGGTTTGTAAGACATAATCCATTGGATAAGTTACCAATTAAGTCAAAGAAGAAGTTTAAGTATGAGAAATTCAAAGAACTTTGTATCGAATACTCTTTAGCATCATTTTTGACAAATGAATTTATAAAACCATTTAAAGCATTACATCATGAGTAAGAGAATTATGTTTGTGGGTCCCTCTGGTATAGGGAAGACCACTTTAGCACAAGCTGTAGCTAAGGAATATGACATACCATTCATATCCGGCAGTATGTCGGATTTATTGCCAGCTACTAAAGGTATATCACATAATGAGTTGTTATCCCTTGGTTCTGAAGCAATGTATAAATCGGATTTTCAATTATTAAACCTGAGAAACAGGTTATTCAAAGATAAAGAGAACTTTGTAACTGATAGAAGTTATGCAGATTTAGCGGCTTATTTCTGGTATAAACAATCAAGAAATATACCCGAATGTGAAATGGAGCATTTCTTTTGTCAATGCCAGGAACTGATGGAAAACCAATGCGATTTAGCAATATTTCTACCCTTAAATTTGTCTAACTACAAGGATTGGCCAATGGAGGATAATAAGAAGAGAATTATGAACAGATTCTTTCAAGTTCAAATATCTTCCCTTATGAGTGAGTTACTTGCAAATTGGGAAATACCAACAGTATGCGTAGAGAACCTTGATTTTTGTACTAGACTAAACCAGATATGGTATCATATTGATAGGATATGGGAAAAGAAGTAATAGCAATAGCCTTCTCGGATTTACATATAAACCTATGGGCTAAGTTTAATGAGAACAATCACAGGACCCTGAATAGTTTCAGGGTTTTGTCGATTATACGGAAATTATGTAGAAGGTTTAACTGTCCTGCATTATTTTGTGGAGACTTATTTCATAAGGCCGAAACAATGGACCAAGAATTAGCAGAGATATGTTATAATGAACTAATCGAAGGATTTTGGATATATGCCATATCTGGAAATCATGATATTAAGAAAATAAGTAAGGTTGGTACTAAACCGTTCAGCTGGCTTTATCAAGTAGAGAAGTATGGTATCATGATATTAGATTATGAAAAAACTCAATTATCCCCTACACATAAAAATATTATGGTGTATGGGGTTCCTTATATTGATAATAATGTGGGTCTAAGTGAATACTTAAAGAAATTAGAATTAGATAAAAGTAAAAAGAATATTCTTTTACTACACACTGATTATCCTGGTGCAAAGGATACCGATGGTAGAGAGATAGATTCCGTAGAAAACTTAAATGTGAATGTTCTCAATAAATTCGATTTAGTATTATGTGGGCATATACACAAACCCCAAAGATTATCAAAGAAGGTTTATATGATTGGGGCACCTAACCATCAAAGGAGAACCGATAGAGATTGTGAATTGGGGTATTGGAAAATCTATGAAGATTTGTCTCTGAAGTTTGTACCTTTGAAAAATTTCCCAAAGTTCATCGATGTAGAAAGGGAAGAGGATATTAATGATGATGGCAATTATTATACGGTAATCCCTCAAAAAGCTAGTACTCCAGTTAATAACAAACATAAGATTACTAAGCAACTTTCTAAGAAGTCTCTAGCAAAGAGATACCTAAGAGAGAAAGGTATTAAAGATGAGATTAAAACTAATCTATTAATTGAAACACTTAAAAAGGCTGAGTCATGTTAACGTTCTTAAACTTAGAGGCAGAAGGATTTTGTTCAATAGAATCCTTACATCTACAATTAAACCCAACTTGTACCATACTTATCAAGGCCCCAAATGGGAAAGGTAAAGCACAACCTTTAGAAGAACCCGTTTTAACCGCTAATGGTTGGAAAAAGATGGGGGAATTAACTCTTAATGATAAAGTAATTAACCCAGTTACAGGTAAACCTATCAAGCTATTGGGTATTTATGATAGAGGTCTATTAGATACTTACAAAATAACCTTTTCTGATGGCTCATGTACTGAATGTGCTGGAGACCATTTATGGTCAGTATTCAAATCGGGTAAAGCTAAAGACAGACTAAGAACCTTAGATACCGAGACTTTACTAAAGGGTTATAAGGTTGAGAATAAAACTGCTCCTGGTACTTTCAAGTATAGATACTCAACTCCATTAACCGTACCAATTGAGGGTAATTATACTAAATTACCAATACACCCCTACGTATTAGGGTTTATATTAGGCGATGGTTGTATTTCCGGTAATAGGCCTACAGTTAGAGTATCTACCAATAGAGAGGATTGGCCAGAGATAGTTGATAGATTAAGGTCATATTTGCCAGACCCAAACCTGGTTCATGAAGGTACAGAGGTAAGAGGGGCTAAACACTTTAGGATTCATGGTTTAGGTAAAGAACTTAAGGATTTAGGATTAATTGGTTGTAAGTCTAAAGATAAGTTTATACCAGAGTTATATTTGAAATCATCAATCGAGAATCGTAGATTATTATTAGCTGGTTTATTAGATACTGATGGATGTGTTGGTTCCAAAAAGAAAATCTCAAAGGTTTCTACGTATTCATCTAAGAGTGAGCACTTAAGAGATGGTATTAGCTATTTGGTAAGATCCCTTGGAGGCCTATCTACTAAAAATGAAAGTACCCGGTTTAAGTATGGTAGGTATACTACTTCATATGTGTGTTCAATACGACTAACCTTTAACCCTTTTCTAAGGAAATATAAAACTAAATCCTATGGTGAGTTTACCAGGAGAAATAGAATGGTAAATACCATAAGAAATATTGAATATATAGGGAAAAAGGTATGTAGGTGCATTAAAGTAGATTCTTCAGAAGGCCTATATATTACCAGAGATTTTATAGTTACCCATAATTCAACTATTCTCTCTGCCTTGGTATGGGCAATATATGGGAAAAACCTAAAGGGTGTTTCTGAGGTAAATACTTGGAAGCAAGTAAGGCCTAAAGATTACAAGGGTACTAAGGTACAAGTATATTTTCAGAAAGATTCTCATACATATAAGATAGTTAGATGTCAAAAGTATGATGAAGTACTTGAGGATGGTGCTAAAGGTAAAGACAGACTTATCTTCATGAAAGATGGGGATATAGTTGATATCAAAGGGAAGGGGAAGATACAAGATTTTATAAACCGAGAGATAGGTTTATCATATACTCTGTTTATGAACTCAATCATGTTTGGTCAGGGTATAAAAAGACTCATACAAGAATCTAATTCTGATAAGAAAAAGATATTCGAAGAAGTATTTGACTTAGAGTTCTTAAACCTTGCTAAAGGCATTGCATTACAAGATAAAAATAACTTGATATCTCAAATAAATGAGGTAGAGCATGAGTCTCAAATGCTTAAGAAAGAATTGGAGGCTAATAAGGAAGCTTACTTCGATATGAGAGATAGAGAAAAATCTTTCAAGCAAAAAATCAAAGAAGAAAGAAGAGAGTTAAAGCAAGATAGGGAAAAGCTAACTAAGTTACTGATTGAGAAACAAAAACAAATTAAGGATGAAGTAGATGCTTCACTTCAGATAAAGATTAAAAAACAAAATGAACTAATCCTTGATTTGAGGAATAAGATAAAAGATGCAAAGAATTTATCGAATGTACCCCTTAAGAAAGTAATCAAAGAATTGGTAATACAGTTAGAAGCCGGTAACTACAAACGTGCGTTACGTGATGCCAAATCAATATATAAAGCGTTCTCTGACCTTGATAAATATGATAAGGAGTATCAGGAGGCATCAGAAAGGTTGGAAGAACTTAGTAGTGTAAATGATAGATATAGGAAATTAAAATCAGACTGTGATGATATTGCTTCTGATATTGCTTCTATTGACGAAGACCTGGCTAAGCTCAAGCAAGAAAAGCTTAAGGTCATGTCTCCAAAGTATAAACAAAAACTTAAGGAGATTAGGAAGAATTTACGGAAGGTTGATGAAGACTTTCACAATAAAGAGTTAGAGTTAGAGAATTATAACTGGTTAATTAATGACCCATTGGGTAATAATGGGATTAAGGCATACTTATTCGATTCATCACTTGAGTTCTTAAATAAATGCCTCGATAAGTATTCAGAGGTATTGGGATTTAGGATCGAATTTAATATTGATTTGGGTACTGCTAGAAAAGAATTTGTTACTCTTATTGAAAGAGATGGGCAAATAATTGATTATGATGAACTTAGCGGTGGAGAAAAACAATTATGTAATGTTGCAATGGCATTTGCAATGAATGAAGCTCTTACTGCTTCTAAGGGGATTAACTTAGCATTTCTCGATGAGGTATTTGAATCTTTAAGTTCAGATAATGTAGAAGTAGTTACCTCACTAATACGTCACATATTCAAAGAGAAAACTCTATTCTTGATAACCCACTTAGATTCACTTCCTCTTGGTAATACCAAAATTCTGCAAGTGGAAAAGACTCAAGGCCTGAGTAGGTACAAATTACTATAATGGTATATAAAAATACAATACACCATTATATTATGAACTCTAAGAATAAAGGAAATCGATTCGAAAGAAAGATAGGTGCTTGGTTTACAAAATGGACCGGGTACAAATTTGAAAGGAATAGAGCGGGGAGTGGAGCTTGGCATTCAAACAAGGACTCCACTTCCGATTTAACCTGTACTGATGAAAGGCATGCTCATAGATGTAAGATATCTATTGAATGCAAGAATTATAAAGAGATTAAATTTGAACATCTACTCTTAGGTAATAAGGGATGCGATATATTGAAATTTTGGGAACAAGCTTCTAAGGATGCAAAAAGAGCAAATAAAGTTCCCCTACTCTGTATGAGATATAATTCAATGCCCTCAGAAGAATTTTTCTTTGTAGTTGGAAAGGATTTATCTTCCGTATTCTATAAACCCCTATTCGATAAAGCCAATATTATGGTAATTGATGTACCAAAGATAGATGAGATTCTTTATGTATTCATGGCTAGTGACATATTGAAGAATGTAAACTATAAGTTAGTACATAAACAAGCTAAGTTAATTATTAAAAACCGGTAACCTATGAAGAAGCATACCCTATACTCATATTGTATATTTTACCTTGAAAGGAAGTACTGTGATAAAATCAATAAAGAACTCAAAGAAAAGGGGTATGACCAAATCAAGGCAATTATTCCTATGGTAAACGTATTAAGAAAAACCACAAAGGGTAAGATGGTATTCGAAGAAGTACCAGTATTATTCAATTATGGTTTTATGAGAATGCCTACTAAATTAGCATTCTCAAGGCCATTTCTTAATAAGTTACGTAGGAATATATCGGGTATCAGAACTTGGTTACGTAATACTGAGACAATGCACCCAAGAAAGAAAAAGGTAAGGATTGACAATGCCGAAGACTTTGATGATTTTTCTTTAGTGGCTACTTGTAGTAGAAAAGAAGTAAGGCGATTTAAACGTATTGCTAGAGAGAATAAGAAGTTTTCAGTGGATGATTTAGTCAATGTAAAGCCTGGAGATTACTTAGTATTACGGGGTTATCCCTATGAGGGAGTAGATGCTACAGTATTAGAGGTTGACCATCTTTGTAAAAGAGTAAAAGTTCTTATATACCCTGAAATGGGAAGAATGGAAGTATGGTTACCTTTTGACAACGTTATCTATAGTGTATATTTAGATCATGACCCAGATAAGCTTTATGCTAATTCTGGGGAATATGACCCTAATCAGATAACCAATGAAGCAATTGATAGTATAATGAGATATAGGAGAATTTAATGTTATGAACGAAGCTCAACAAAAAGCCTGGAGTTGTTTAATTGATAAAGAACAACAATCATTATTCCTTCAACTATCAGAAAGTAAATCTTCATGGGAAGCTGGTGAAATTTTAAAGTTATCTCATTACAAGTATCTTGAAATCCGGGAACGGTCTGAGAAATTCTTTAGGCTATTCTCGGATTTTTTTGAGAAACACACTTCTATTTTTCGACCAGATTGCCCCTGTGAGAGGAATTTCCAAGATTATATGGAGGGATGTTTAGAGAAACGATTAAAAAGAAAAGAAGCAAGCTTATTCACAGGAGACTCAGCTCAATTACTCCCAAAGGTAAACTCTAAAAATATAGAGAGAAACATGAAGAGGTTAAAGGAGTCTGAGGATGAATGGGACATAGATACTCTAAGATTAATTCTTGAATTTGATAGGTGGAATAACTTTAGAATACTTCCAAGGATGCTACAACAGCCATCTGCATTTAAAAGGCGGTCGAATAAGAAGGATAAGATATATATCAAATACCTACTTAATAGGGTACCGGATTGGATGCACACTAAACTCAAGGAAAGGTTTAGGTATAAAGTAAAACCAGGAAAGAAAAAGTATTGGGTAGCTTTAATATCTGAGGACCTATATACCGATGGTTATCTATTGTTACCAGTAAGACCTTTGGATGAAGTAGTAGATGAATTTAGTAGATTTTACATGTATGTATTCAAAACTAAAGATGATGCTGATACTTTTGGTTTTATGGTATCTAAGTTCATGATTAAAACCGAATCTGTTAAGCTTGGACAAAAATTCTGGCCAGAGTACCGTTGCTGTGTGGAAAAAGCAGTAAACTATAATCAAGTGAACAACATAGAATTCAATATTAAGAAATTGGATATGGCTTATAACACACATATCAAGAGAAAGCCTAAAAAACCTAAATCCACTGCTGCGAACCGAGCAAAAACCTCGGATTTTTATAAAAATAAATAGATAAATAAGATAAGATTAAATTATTTATTCTTATATTTGCAAAGAAAATAAATGAATACTTAAAATATTAATGATATGGCAAAAAAGAGTAGAAAAGACATGAAAGCTCCATCCAAGGAGAAATCAAATTTCCTTGGTGCTTCGGGGAGAAACATGACTTATAAGGATTTAAAGAGAAAGGCTATCATATTAGGGATGCCTTTCCCTGATGCTTGTTCTGCTGGGGTATTTGACTTATTACATTATATCAATGTATCAGAAGAAAAGCCCGATAAATCGTTAATTGATAAATATGACGATTGGATGGATAAGCAATTAGAAAATATTGGGTATTCGAAAGATGACCCATTAAGAAATTCTCGATTAAGGCTTGGGTTTCTCGGAGAAGAAGGGGAAAATGGGCAAAGAAGAACCAAACGAGTTCCTGGGATAAAGAAACCTCGAGAAAAGAAACCACCAAGAGAGAGGGATGAATTTAATCTTATCAAGGGTACAAAGAAATCTTATGTATTCGAATTAACTGCAAAAGGTTTTGAACTTGATAGAGTTATTCGGAGAATGAAAAAGAAATTCCCAGAAGCAAATGAGAAATCTATCAATCTTTGGTATAGAATGGCAAAGAGGAATATAAATGGTAAAACTAAAGGAAAGTAACAACGGACCCATACGACCAGATAGATATTATATATGGACTTGGAGACCAGATACTACCAATAAGATTGTTACTGAAAAGAAATTATATAGGAAACATCTAACCGGTATACCATACTTTACTAGACACCAAGTAAAGGTTACCTTAGTTTATCTTTATGGTGTAGATGTTCTTCAGTATATCCATATAATATCTGGGAGGAAACTTATAAAACAAGGCATTAGAGAATTATCTGATATGAATGGTAAACTTCTTAAAAAGGGTAGTACTAAATTCTGGTTTAAGGGTAAATTCGTAAAAGCAAGGAAGTTCATAATGCCCGATGAATATCACATAGATAAACACCGACGAAGAAGATTTATGGTACAAATGCACCGAGTCTTTAAGTCTAAAGGAAAAAAGGAATTCAATGAAAGGTACTCAATCAAACTCTATGGACAACGGCAAGGCATATCTCCCAAGTATACAAGGCAAAAGAGATTACAAATCAATCTTGCTATCCTACAGGATTTACAACAGGCTGAGTCAAGAGGAGAAACATAAATTCAATCTGTTATTCCTGCAGTACCCTCCATTGGTAAGTTCATTGGCTTTATATTTAAGAAAGAAGATGAACATCCCAATACAAAAGGTACTATTTATCAAAGCACAAAGGGATATGCTTGAAATATTCGATGAGGCATCACTTAAATTTTTAGGGTATTTGCCTAAAGAAAGGTTTATTAAGAAGTCTCTATTATTTCAAGGGTTTGTTCCATTAGAGAGTATTAAACTTAGAAGGTCTTATGCTTATATAATGACAAATAGGATGATAGAAAATAAAATATGGGTCTACCCAATTCGATTATCCGATAACTATAAAACAATGATAAAAGGGAAATACAAATCCTATACCGAAGTATTTGGGAAGGTGGGTATTCCTGGGATAACTAAAATTAAATATAGCAATGAATAATAACGAAGGTTTTAAAATCACAGCACATCAACCAGCAAACCCATTTGCAGGTAAGAAGTTTAAGATAGTCACTTATCAAGGTGACAAGGAACTTGCCTCTCAGGCAATAACAATTGAATCTCAATTAGAATTAAAGACAACTCTAGATGAGATAAAACAATTCAATATTGCTCAAGAGGAATTATTAAAATCTGGGTATACTCAGAAATCCATACTGGTAAAGAAACTTATAACAGAGTGATATAAATAAATTATTAACCAACTTAAACATTACGAAAATGGCTAAGAAGAAAAAAGAAGTGGAACTGAAAGAAGTTTCCAGAACAGAAATCAATGGTGCAATCATCATTAAGTATGAAGACGGCTCAGTAAAGATTATCCCTGCTCCTATCATGCTTTCTGCCGAAGAAGCCGAAGACCTTTTTGGTTCTGAATCCGATGACGAGGAAGAAGAAGAGGAAGAATCGGATGATGATGATGATTCCGAAGAGGAAGAGGAATCGGATGATGATGATGATTCCGAGGAAGAAGAAGAAGAGGAATCGGATGATGACGATGAGGAAGATGATGATGATGATGATTCCGAAGAGGAAGAAGAAGAGGAAGAACTGACCGGTGAAGAACTTGCCGAAATGGATTTCGAAGAACTTGAGGATGTCTGCGACGACAAAGACCTTGAAACTGACCCAGACGATTATGATGAAGACGAACTCGAAAAACTCCGTAAAGCAATTGCCAAAGAACTCGGTCTCAAATTGCCGGCAAAGAAAGAAGCCAAAGGTAAGGGCAAGAAAGGGAAAAAGTAATCTGGTAACCGTATTCAAGATTTAAAAGAAGGTAGGGAAATTTCCCTACCTTTACTATCAACTATTAATAAACGTAGAAGTTTACTTATAATAACCATTAACTTATAAAACATTAAAAATTATGGCAACAAAGAAATCAGACCCCAAGAAGAAAGGGGATAAGGAAAAAGACCCAGAAAAAGAAGCTAAACGTAAGGCTCGTCAAGAGGCACTTAAGAATCGGCCGGCTGAACAACGCCCTAACAGCAAGCAAATCGACGTTATTGCCATTAACGACAAATCCAAGGTAATGAACTTTGGTTATGCCGTTAAGAACAAGGAAGGCTATCAGGGTGTAGTGGTTACTTCTGTATTGGTTACGGATGGCAAACCGGTATCAACTTCAGTTTCATTCGTTCCGGGAACTCTTACCGTTAAGTCTAAGAAAGGACATGGCGTTATTTGTTCTCCGAAAAACAAAAAGGCTAAGGAAGAAGAAGAGGAAGAATCAGAAGATTAAACTCTAACTTACTAACTACTATCCCATATGTCTGCTATATAAATTTAGAGTTTAAGTTCATATGAATAACATCTACACTTAGGACGTTGTTCAGCCAAAAGCTCATTGCCTGTGAAGGTAGTGGGCTTTAATTTTTTATACCCATGGAAGAAGAGAAATTAGCAATTCGAAAGAATATTCGAATACTTGCATTGGATAATCTAATAAATACTTATACTGATGTACTAGAAGATAAAGAATTAAACCTGGGACCAGATGAAAGGGAACTTGCCATCAATATAATAAATGAGGCAAGAGAAATGCTATCAGAAGAAACTCAGGAAGTATCTAACCAAGTAATGCAAAGACCCAAATGGAAAAAGACTTAAGATTATTAGTGGGAAACATTAATCAAACTCTCAGAGAATTAGATTATGTTTCGTACCTTAAAAAGGTAGCTCTTAGTAAGGGTAAGAAAGGCGAATACCAATCCCATAGGTTGAAGAGTAATTATCTGAAAAGAAAACTCATATCTCTTAAAGGAGCCCTGAATAAAAAACTTCATGGGACTTATATTGTTGCCCAATTTAATTTTATAAGGGGGGAACAGAAAGAAACTTTTGAACAAACTTTTACGGACTTATCTCAGAAAGAGGTAGAAGATATACTTCAACTCGAGGCAGTTTTAAAACAATGTAGTTTAGAAATCCTAGAAATTAAAGAAATCCCAACCCAAATTAGGAAGGTATAACTATGGTATTATGTAAATAGGAAATTCAATTATTCACCTAATATAAATGAAAATGGCTAAGAAAACAGAGAAGAAGAGTAAATCAGAATCCAAGACTCCGGAACTCACAAAGGCTAAGAAAGCTTTGGATGCTTACCTTAAAGAAAACAAGTTGGACCCTACTAAGGATTGGACCAAAGACAAGAAACATGGTAAAAAGGTTACCGAACTTGTAAACAAGCTCAATAAGGAAAGAGACAAAGTTGCTGCTGCCTATCCTGAAGCTGACCAAGAGAACAACAAGAAATTGGTAAAACTCAAGGAAAAAGAGAAGAAGGAAAAAGATGAGAAGAAGGCTGCCAAAGAGAAAAAGGAAAAGAAAGGAAATGGTGGTAGAACAGCTACCAAATACGATTATCCTCTCATCGATGGCAGAGAAATGACTTCGGCTGAGAAGAAAAAATACCGTATGGAGCAAAGAAAACTTGCTTCAGGTAAGGCTCCTAAGGAGGAAAAGGAAACTAAGAAAAAGAAGGAAGAAAAGGTAAAAGAGAAACCGGCTTCCGATAAGAAAGATAAGAAGGCCAAAGACAAGAAGAAAAAGAAGGCCGCTAAAGAAGAAGATTAATAAGAGCACTTTTTACTTTTACTTATCATATTTTTGAGTATTCGTTAATAATGGTAGAAGGCCTGGCAATATAAAAATTGTTCAGGCCTTTTATTTTCTAATTAAGTCGAAAATGGAACAAGAAGTATATAAACCAAAACTTAGAATCACTACACTATCAGAGAATGGTACCCCATTATCCGATAGGTTGGTAGATGCCTATACCGAGATGAATTCAGGTCCAAAGGTACAGCATAACGGTCCCATAAGAGTAGAAGTAACTCTTACTAATAAACAAGATATTGATAACTTCAAAGAATACTTAGATAGGTTATCTGGTACATTGCCTGCTAAGGCACCTAATGTTGGCAGAGGAAGACCTGCAGGGTCTACAACTAAGGAATTGGAATCACCAAGGGAGGATATTCTTGCAGATATAGAAAAAATGATTGAAGAGGGTAAAAGCCAACAAGATATCATTAAATATCTTAGGGGATTGGGATTTGTATTTATCCTTACTGAGGACTTTCTATTTCACTTTCCTGGATTTGAGTTCAATAAAAAAGATGTGGGAGAAGCAACAGACAATAAGCAATATCCCAATTCATTCTCTTGGATGGCAAGATGTATCAAACGAGCTAAGGACCCAAAAGCAGATAAATTTGACCCAATGGTAATCTTTGGTTTTAGCATCCTTGGGGGACCTTCGAAAAAGATTATCCCCTATCTCTATAAGGAAAGGAAGAAACCATTAAGGGCCCAAGTTGGTAAAAACGTAATCTCCTTCTCTCAGGCAGAATTCACTAAACTTCCTACTTTCATGTTAGAAGATGAAAGGGTTAAATTCTCTACAGAACAGAGGCAATTACTCCTTAATCCAGAAAAGAAACCATCTAAATTCTTTATGAGATGGTCAAGGGATGTGTTATTGCCCAATTCGGTATACGAAAAGTTAAAGAATAGAGATGGGCTAATCTTTAAAAATGATTTTGTAAATGAAAAGAGATAATATACCAGGTTTAGAGGGATATTATATAAGTAGGTTGGGTATTTTATGGAGCCGATATCATAAATCTGGTAAATTAACTAAAACTCAAAGAAAGGAAATACTCTATAGAAGTAAAAGAGGTGAATCAATAGGAGAGCTAGCAAATTTATTCGGAGTATCAAAAGTAACGGTTAGAAGGGTATTAAATCCTAACCTAAGATCCTTCAATAGAATCCGCTAACACTTACCTCCGTATTTATTAAAAGAGTATTTTATATAAAATAATTTTAGTATATTTGCATAAAGAAAATTTAATTATGGACAAGGAAACAAAAGACATCGTAAAGCTCATTGCTGGTATTCAGATTGAATCACTCAACTCAATCAAAGAGGACGTTAAAAATGGAAATGATATTGCCCAAGACTTAATCAAAAAACTCCTTCAGATTGAGGATGACGAAATAATTCGAGCACTAGATGAGCACATTGAATTATACGTGGAAATCGAGAATACTCCTCAACTGATAGATATGCTAAGTGAATACCAAATGCTGGTATGCTCTCACATATTATTCAGAATGGAAGATGAATGGGTACATACTAATTCTCAGGGAGTACTTGGTACCTGGGCAATCTTCCAGAGGGCAAATCTCAAATTCCACCCAGAACTAACACTTTTAAAATTTTAATATAGACATGGAAAAGAACGAATACTTAGAATCAGTAGAGATGAACACTGGAGTCGAAATGATTCCCTGCGAATCCTCTAATATTGAGGGCTTTGGTTATAACTCAAAGAAAAAACAACTTTGGGTTGCTTTTAAAGGTAATCGAGTTTATCGCTATGATGATGTACCTTACGAAATCTGCAACGGTTTACATCAAGCAGAATCAAAAGGTAAATACCTTGCAAAGAACATTAAAAATAAATTCGAAACTACAGGTTATGAACTCAGAAACTAAATTCATATTGGGCCTGGTAACCCTGGGGGCAGTGATTTACTTTATTGGTGAGAATAGAACTCATCCAGTAGAAGTGAGCACTGCTCCTTCTCGTTTTGAAAGTCCAATAACCAAGTTAATCTCTCTTCAAGATAGCATGGGCATTAAACCAAAAGAAGAGAAGAAGCAATGGTATAAATATAGGGTAGAAATAGAAACGATTCCAGAAAATCAAATCTATAAGATTGAGAAATCTGGATACCAGCAATATGAAGTTTCTAGATTGGGTGAAACTTATTCCTATGTAACCTACGAATTTACCTCAGACAAGGTAATGACTACTCAAGAAGCCTATGACTTCGTAAAGAAATATCCTGAAAGATGTACAAGGGTACCCAATACATCACAAGATAACATTTACGATAAATATAACGAGGATTACGAAGATTACATAAATGACCCGGAGGACGAAATTAACTATCCTCCAGAAATCTTCGACTTCCTAGCCGATTAACCCGAGCAAATAGAAAATAATTCAAATAAAATTTTTCTATTTAAAATAAAGTTCTTATATTTGTATCAGAAAAAGAAATTAATCATTTACTGACATTTTAAATATAGACATTATGAAAAAGAATGAAACAAAGGTTACTAACCTGGTTGCAACTAAGGTTGCCGAACAACTTGAAGGAATTAAAAATTCTAAGACTGCTAAGGCTTCTGCTCCTAAGGCCAAAAAGACTAAAAAGGAATTGGTACAAGATGCTCAAGAAGCTGCCACTAATTTTGCCAATGCCAAATTGGTAGAACTCTCTCCTAAAACCCAAACTTCCAAAAAGGAACAGGTTGTCAAGGAAGTTAAGGAACAACAAAAACCCTCCATCATCGAACAGGTAATTTCTAATCGGGAAGTTAAATACGTATACCCTGCCGATGTAGTTGATACACTTGCTCGGAAGAAATGGAGACAACAAACTCGAAACGAACTCCATCGATTGGAACTTGCAATGGCTCGTATTAAGGACCAGAACTCCAAGGAATTTAAGGCTGCTGCTAAAGCATACGAGGACTTCAGAAAGAAGGTCCTCAAACCAGAACAAGTTGCATAAACCTTTATTAACCAGGTGCCCGGGATAATTACCTGGGCATCTTAATTCATACAAAATGGATTATACTATCTTCTCTGATAAAGAGATGCTTAAGCAGGACAAAGAATTGGTAGAATTACATAAACGATGTTGTAAGTCCTATCTAATCCAACATTCACTTAAGCACTCCAAGATTAAGAAGTTCTTTATCGTTTATGATTGGTATATAAATACTGATAACGTAAGGAATTTCTTTTTCAGGCCTATAAACCTTTTCATTCAGGCATTGCTTTTAGGGCAACTTGATGAAATATCCGATTACATTAATCCTAACAAAAATGAAAAACGAAAAAAGAAACGAACCAGAAAAGTATAACGTACTTTACTGCAAAGGCAAATATCAGTATAAATCTAAATATCCCCAAATAGAAACTAAACATAAGGTTATCTATGCAGGGCCCGTAGAACCAATGGCACCCATCTGGGATAATGTATCAGATATATTAAGGAAATCTGATAGAATTTGTACTGAATCTCGAAGAGAATTAAAGAAGTTAGAGGAACGTTCACAGAATAACCTTTACTTCAAGAAAAATGGTATTACCCATATAATCGTATACAAATGTTTAGAGAAATAGTTAAAGACCTATATATAGGCAAATCGAAGTTAACCATAGAATGTAACCAAAAGGAAATACCCCAAACTACTCTGGTTCAAGACATATTACAGAATACTGGATTTACGGGTAATATGCCCGACTACGGTACCTATGGTAATTTCAAGGATGGGAAATTTGAGATTACTCCAATGATGCCTAAGCATTGCTTATTTATTACTGGAGTACCCAAAGGGGCAATCCTTGATAATTTCAGAGTTAGAAGAACATATTGGTCCTCTTATTATGAGGATGATGTAAGAGGGTACTTATTTCAAATTACAGATGAAAGTATACCTCGTTTAATAATCACAAACTAAATCTATATGGAAGCAATCGATTACGTAAAATTATTTAAGCTCGACCAAGAGAATTATGATTTTAAAAGGGAAGAGTTTATATCCGAATTAGGTAAAGAATTTCTAGATTATTGCCAAACTACCACAATTGGGGTAGATAAAAAGACTGGCAATATATACTACTACCGATTTAGGGAAATAGTTAAGAATTTCGAAACTAAATTCTGGGCAATCTCAGAACTTAAAATAGGGGAACCATTAACTCAGAAATTATGGAATGCCTTTTTCGCTACTCAGGTAGTTCCTTTAAGGCAAAGGTTATTCCCAAAGGTTCAGAAATTAATCGAAGAGCAAAAGGGGATAACCAATAACCATAGTAAACAAGACAAAAAACCTACGAACCATAAAAAGGCAAACTATGGCAAGGGAAATCACAGACCTGCATGGGAATAAATTTAAGGTAGGAGATTATAAACTTTGCCTTAATATCCCCATCACTGGGAAAGGTAATTTAGTATTCACCAGGGACCTAATCTCTGGTGAACCTTTTAATTTATCAGTAAGTAAGAAAAAATATAAGGGATATTTCTATAACCTATCTTTGAATCTGTATGTAAGGTTCGATTTAGAGTATATGGGTTATGATGAAAGTTCCGATATCAAAAAATCTCATTTGTATGTCAGAAAAGGAAAATAAAATGGTAAGATTCCCAAGACCTATGGGGACTACTGCAATGGCATTAGAATATCAGAAGAACCCAAATGATGAACTTCTGATAAAGATACACAACTACATTATTAATCAATGGCTGATGGGTAATGGAGTATTATGTGGTATCACTTATGATATCAATACATTCTCATACCGTATGGGTATAGATATTAACTACATACGGGTATTTATGAGAGATAGGCTATTAAGCTCTAGAATATGGGATAAAGAAAAAGCAGAAGATTTACTTCAAGCGTTAATGGGAGAACAACTAGCATGGGCATTAGAAGACCGTATGGAAATAGCCCATCAGGTTAATATCCTAAGAGAATCTCAGGGAGGGAAATACGTACCGTTTATATCTGCAGAGCTGGGAAAGGCCCTTAAATTAAAGCTTGAATCCTCTACATCTCTGCAATCAATAGTACGTAATCTTACTGGAGGAAGTACTACAAATATCTTTGCCCAATTTAATCAACAGAACAACGTAACACAGCAAAATGCAATTACTGTTGAAGAGGCCCGTCAAATCGTATTGGAATCACAAAGGGTATTAGATAAACCAGAAGAGGCTAAACTATTGGAGGATAGGTATGACATTAAGTCTCTACCGGAAGTAGTTGCTACTAAACAAGAAGGAGTAGATACCAGTAAAGAGGGTCTTAACCTTAATAAAGCAGAGTTAATGCAAATTACTGATGATTATAAGGGAGCTATGTCTTCATTCTCTAAAGAACATCATGAACTACGTAGAGAAATCGAAATGCGTATAGACCCAGACGAAGAAGACCCAGAGTTATACCCATATGAAGACTTCGGGGAAGAAGAGAAAGAGGACGGCTCATTTGCATCTCAATTCCTCCGAAATAGTAAGCTTCCATAGTTATATCCGGATATTGCATATTTAAAAAGAAAGAATTATATTTGCATATCAATTTTAAAATAGACAAAAATATGGAACTACCAAAGACATCTTACAAAGAGACTCAGGTTAACAAGGTTAATCAGGGTACATACTTTAAATTAAAACCAACTGATACTGCTCCAGTATGGGTAAGAGACCATTATGATAAATCATCTAAGACTTATGCTTGCCATAAGTATGATGACTCAAATCACGAAAAATTTCTCAAGGGAACAAGGAAAATATACATTGACTTTACATTTTAATCACATGAACTTATTTAGACGAAAGAGATGCTGTAGTGAACTCATTGCTATTAAAAATGGCAACTTAGTATTCAAATTGAGTAATACTCATATCAATGCTGCTTATAATACTTTACAGGCAATAATGAGGAAATCTGGTATATTCGATGAGAATCTATATTTTGACTTGTACCGAGAATATAGAAGACATTATGCTATATACGACGTAGTACCATCGTTGCTAAGGTATAAGATACCCTTGATATTTTCAGGTAGATATCCTAAAAATCTATTCGATAATCAGTTTACCTTTGAGGAATTGATACCTAATGCTTTGGTATATCATAACTTACCAGAAAATTTCAGATTACCCGAAAGCTTAGAGAAAATCCTTTTAGAAGTCAAGAAAAGGGTATCTGCTTATATAGACCAAGAAGATATATCAGACCAGGGTTATAGGGATTTGGTTCGAACAAATTTCGTAAAACAATGGGATGTATTTAGAAAGGACCCATCTCTTATAGATTGCTATATGGATGCTCAATTGGACATGCTATATATGTGGGCTAGAGTAGAAAATAAAACAATAGTAAAGAACATAATCGAAAGAACTCAAGATGAACTAGCTCAAGAGTTCTTATCTAAAAATGACGAATATGGAAAATAAAGAAAAGTTTGCCTTCAGAAATGTAAACATGTCTCAAGGTGTAGAGGTAGAATTTATTAAATTGCTTACCTCATTAGAGACTAAAAGTGATGAAGATATTATTAAAGCTTTTAAAGCTCAATTATCTTCTGGAGTATTAACTTGCCATGCAGAGATGTTATCTAGAACACCAAATCAGATAATATTTCAAACATCTCAATTCAGTAAACCCTATAACTTTTACAAAAACTGGGAATTATGGGTATTCTCTAATATCCTGGGTGTATGGGCTCTAAATAGGTTTAGGATATGATTACAATGAAAAACCTCCAAGTAGAGGATATAAAAGATGAATGGTTATATAATGCCTTAACACAGGGCATCAAGGAATGTATAACTGCTCCAGTCCTAACTTTGGACCCAACAAAACCAGAACCCATTAAGAGGGCAGAAATGATATTAGAGAATTTCTCTCAGGAGGATTCTCCAGTAGTAGCTACTGTAATTGCTCCAGGCAATTTCATACAGATGATATTACCGAAACATGAGATACTTCTATCGGTAATGTTTATCTATAAAGAGAGAAATACCTATGTACAACTCATAATACAAAAACTTGCTTATGAACGAGAAAAGATTACCAAGACTAATGGTTCTGATAGTAATATTGAAGGGTGAAAAGGTATATAAAGTACCTATTAGGCCTGAAATAAAATTAGACCACCTAAAGGATTTCAATACATTGAGGAGAATCCTTACACCTTTAGTACAACTATACCATGGGGTAGGTTTTGATACTAGACTTACTTACGATGAATTCAGTATCTTCATTAATGACCTACAACATTTGGGGTATGAACTGCTTAATGAATATCACTCGGGTATACAAGAATCAGTAGAAGCAAAACCTATCACTGAAAATGACCAGGATATTAGGGAAATACGAGATGGGTTACTTACCTCTCTTAAATCTCAGGAGTTATCAGAGATATTAGCTACTAAACTAAAGCAAGCCATACATGAAGTATTTGAAAACGAAAAGAAGAAAGGTGGACTAATATACAAGGAACCCTCTTTAGAACCTATGGAGAATTCAATAATAAAAGAGGCTTTATACTTGCTAACTCCCCAATTACCTTAATAATTGAAAGGCAGTCTAATCCACTGCCTTTCTTAGCGTATACACATCCTCAGCCTCCTTAAAAATAAAATAGATATATTTTTCTATAAAAATAAAAATGCTTATATTTGCATATCATTTTAAAAATAGACAAAAATATGAAAACGAACTCAGTAACTTACAATCAAGCAGACGAACTAACTAAGGTAGTTCGCAATTTCTTAGAAAAGAAATCTACATTTGAACTTGACTCTGATGAACAGGGTAGTCTTCTTAATTTCCTAATGGGACTCTTAATCAAACTAGAGGATGATTACAAACTCAATTGCTTGGATATTAATCAGGTACAAATCTATGATACTACCTATTATTCTTTCATTTTCGAATCCATGATAACTGCCGATACTAATCCCTATAAGGGGCAATTAGCATCTGCTGCAGTTCAATTCATGAATGAATTTACCGATAATGATGGGAGGTTCATATCATTCAATCAACTCGATAGAAACAATTGGATTTTCCAACTTAATTTCTCAATCGCATGACAAAGTATAACGTTAGTCCATTAGTTGCTCGGGAGATAGAATTCTCCACGGGCACTATCTTTGGTGGTAGTTGGTGCCGATACTTTATTTCAATCACCCTACATCAATGCTATATAGAAGCAACATGGAAAACCCGTCCTAAAAAGGATTTAGACGGGAACAAAGAAATCTTTAACTCTTTACAGGAGTATCTAGATTGGTTTGCTAATCTTAAGAAAACTTACGGAAGGAGAATATCCCGTAAACAAAGGGTATATGCTGCATACGATGAAACAACACGTACCTTCAGTTACAAACCCTACGAGAATTGGGCTACAAGACGTTCTAAAGAGAAATTAAATAAGCCCAAGGAACCAATACTGGCCGATGAATTATATTAACAAAATCTTCTGGGAGGCACTCAAAACACCTCCGGGAATTTATCCAAGATGACGAACAAGATGAGGACATGATATCCCAATATACCAATATCTACAATGATATCGAAAAATGGGAATCAGACCACAGGGAAACAGAAATCTTCCAACAACTTGCAGTATCAGAATTATTTAACCAACTAAATAAATAATCACTATGGTAAACTTATATAAATTACTCAACGTACTGGAACAGGGCATGTCTCTGTTCCAACTTAATAAATGGAAAACCGAAGGCATCTGGTATCCAATCACCCAATACAAAAAGGAATCAGATGAAATACAGGTAGTAACTAACCTATTTATTGCTGACCAAGAACAGTACCATATCCAACTATCGGGTAATTATCCAGAAGAATCCGATGACTGGAACAAGTTTCTAGAAGAAAACCAATGGAAAATCTACCCATTACTTGCAAACATAATGCAGGTCTTCTTGCCCACAGGGAACTATCAGATTATGTATACCTTATATCCACAGGGATTCATATCAGTAATTGCTAAGCCCCATGATAAGTAAAGAACTCAAATCACAATTAAGTATTCTTAAGGAAACTAACCCAGAATATATTCAAACCCTAAAGGATGCCGTAACGGCATCCTATAAGGCAAAACTTCAGGCAATCAAACCCAGTTCTACCGAAGAAGAGGAACAACTCAATATCGAACTCAAGGACATAGTATTAAAAATACTATTTGGGCCTTTCTATAACTATTTCGTATCAGAATACGTAGTATCAGATACTATATGGGAAGAACAGGATAAACTAATCGAGGACTTATATTATTACTTCAAATCATGACACCGTATATTCAACAACAACTTAAAAAGCTATGCGATAATCCAAATTGGTATGACGATATGCTCATCTCATGGGATAAAAACCCAAGAAATCAAAGGGAAGCTATTTATAACTACCTTTCTCATGTACAACTAAATGGGTTACTAGAAAACACTCAGATAGTTTTTACATTCATAGATGGCGACATGAAACCAGCTTTCTATTTCGAAATTCCCAGAGATACCAATCGATATCTTATACTGGGAATCCTCGATGAAGCAGGTTATCCTCATTGCTGCCTATTAGGCCAACCAAAACAAATGTTTAACCCTCAACTCAATTAACATCATGAAACCAACAATAACAATAAACGAATACCCAATCGGATGGGAATGGTTAGATAGAGTACCTCTAGAGGACTTTAACTGGCTAATCGATATAATATCACTACCATGAAAAAGAAAGACCTAATATACATACCCCACCAAGATACTTGGACAGAACGTTTCCCTAATCCTGGCAGTAACAAAAATGATTACACTCTATACCTAAGTGATCCCCAAGCCCAGTATAATAAGCTACTCCGTACCCAACAGAAACTAAGAAACAAAAAGAAATGAATATCATCTATCACATAATCCGAATAATCCTATCCGTAGGCACCATCCTAATCCTCATACGCAATGAGAAAATATACCAAGCCTACAAGTACACCCACCCAACAAATAAAATAAGGTATATAATCTCACAGCTAATAACCCTAACCCTATACACCTCATCACTAATCCTGGTATCCTACACATATAGGATTATACTAAGGTACATATAATAATACTAATCACTAATCCTACTCATCGTAACGATCTGGCTTCTAACCCTAAATGAAGAAGCCTACCTAACAAAGAAATCCATCTACAGATCATAATCCTAGTATATACCTTCATACAGGTATACCTAATCGAATAAATACCCACAAGGTACCTGGAATAAATACCGGGTACCTCCCACACCACCCCACCCCAAAACAAAACAAAATCATAATAATACCTAACTAAGGTACATAATACCTAACTAATATAATAATACCTAACTATCTCCTCTATAACTAATATACCATTTACTAATATAATAATACCTAATACATATATCAAGGTACCTCGCCGGGGGTTTTGGGGATTTAGGCAAACAAGGCAAGTGATAATCCCTACTACTATACAACCACTCAATTCGCTATATAGCTACTATACCATCCAGCTCTACTACACACTTTAAAGGCAAACTCAAAAAGGCCTAAAAGGTACACAAAATCCGACCATTAGGGGCCCCTAAATCCGATTGCCTTGAGTACCCTTGATATATATATATTATAGATTGCATTCAAGGTAATTCGAAGGTAGGGGATTATATAATACAGATATGTTATGTAGCTTCTATGTATGTAGGTAGTATAGCTTTAGTACATTGTCGATTAATGGCCATCACAATTTACCTTGATTGCCTTCACCAAGTTATTATATTATGTATTATATAATAAGTATTGGGTTGGGGATTAGGTAATAAGATTTGGTAATCAAGGCAAATTATTTGTTAGGTTTTAGGGCTAAATGGTTTATAGGATTTAAGGCCTTCAAGGGGCATATTTAGGTAATATTCCTAGTAAGTATGTATTTTATTTGCTTAGTATTTATATTATGGATATTTGCAGAACTCTAGGACAATTTTGTGATTTAGGGGTACCTTGATTGCCTAGAGCCATTAGTTATTATATAATATTAGTTATAGGTAGGGAAGGTAAATGGCAATCTCCATTCATGGCCTCGGAGATTTAGGCAAATATAATTCAAGGCTATTAAGGACCTACGAAGGCAATTGAGGTTATTGCATATATAATATATTATATTTATATTTGCATTGTAATAATAACTAATTAAATATAGACGTATGAAAACTCTTAATCAAATTTCAAACCTCATCATCCTTACCCTAGTAAATTACGATAAGGATTATCCATGGGCATCCTACATTGCCAATTCACTTTCACAATTCGATTTGATATTGCCAGAACTAATGCAATCGAAAGCTAAGGAAATATCCATCTACCTTAACACAGATGATTGCCTTATGGAATTCTCATCCGAAATCCCTGACCCAGAGGAAATTGAACCCGATTTTACCTTCAACATCGAGTATATAACCTTTCAGGTATACTTCGATTAATATATTAACCCCAGGCCTAACTTAGGTACCTGGGTTTTTACTTACGCTAACTTAGTAAGCCCTTATAGGCTATCCTAATCTCTATAGGCTTACCATAGTCCCTATATGGCCTTATTGAATTAGGACCTAATAGGTTTATAAAGGGCAATAATAGGGATATAGCTAATGGGCCTTAATTCTTTATCACATTAGTCAATTAATGGCCTTCAATATACAGGTATATAATACACTCTCAAGAGGACAGGCATAAGCCATATAGGATTATCCCTATACATATCATATATGCCCACTACAAGGCGTGTGAAGATTACCCTTGTGAACCCCCAAAATTAAGTGCAAATATTAAGTGCACAATATTTTCTATTTTATGAATTTTTCACAAAAATAATTTTGAAAATAAAATTATTCATTTTCTCAAAAATTTTTCTTGAAAATGTTTGTAGATTAAAATAAAGTTCGTATCTTTGCAATGTGAGAAAAACAAAGCGATATTTGAATGAATTTTTAATTAAAACTTTTTAAGAAATTATTTCTTTAAAAATTTTGTAGATTAAAAAATAGTTCTTATATTTGCAATACAGAAATGAAACAAATACTACCTTATTAGAATAGTTTAAAAAGTCTTGAAAGTCTATTTGAAAAGGTAATAAAAATAATAAATAATAAAACTTTCAAGCAATTTAATTATGAAAAATCAAATTAATAACGTGAATGTAGAAAAAGCAAGTGCAAACGCAAAAGCAAATAGTTTGATTGCTTTAGACGTATTGAAAAGCGTAAAAGAAAAAAATGCTGGACTTTTCAAAACATCTTTAGGGACAAAAACAGAAATTTACAAAAAAGAACTTTTTGAGGGTGCAAACGAAAAACAAATTAAATCGTTACGCAAAAAGTTCAGAAACGTAACTTTCAATTTTCTTTCAACGATTGCAAACAATGCAGATAAAAAACTAATTGAGGGCTTTATAGACTTTTATAAACAAGTCTATACATTAAATGATTTTTCATTTAATTCTATTGCATCAGAGAATACAAAAGAAGAAAAGAAAGCAATTCTAATAAAAGGTCTCGAAATTGTGAAAAAATCAATGAAGTAAAACAAAATTAGATAGGGAGTAATTTACTCCCTATCATAAAAATAAAATTATTATGTTATTAATCTTGTTTGTTATCTTATTAGCTGTTTTTGTTAGTGCTTTATATGTAGTTTATATTCTTTTAAAACCAAATCATAGAATAATATCTACTCTTATTGACGTACAAACTTTTCAATTAATTAATACAGAGCAATTTCGATTGATTGAACAAATAAGCATGAACTATTTAAATGGAGTTGAATATACAACTTATAAAAAATTTTCTTTTAAAACTTTTTTACTATACTTATGTTATTGTTTAAACGAACAATTTAAAGAAAATTTAAACAATCATTTATTAAATAATTAAAAAGCAAAGGGACAAATAAAAATGTTTGTCCCTTACTTTTTATTTTCAAATGTTAAATTTAACGGAACCGTACGCCCCTTTTAGTACCGGGAAATTTTAGGCTTTCGCTATAAGAGGTACCTTGAAGGCAAATTACATATTTTAGTACCCCAACTTTCGAAGCCCTCACATTAAGGGGTACCTTGAAGGCAAATTACATATTTTAGTACCCCACAAAAATCACTCTTCGTGATAAGGGCATGCCTTTATATCCCACAACCACACATGCTCACATAACACACAAAGAAGCCAGGGATGTTAGGTCTCTGGCAACTAATTAAAGTATAGCACGAATTAAATCCTTAGTCCTATCTTTCCCAAGAACTCCTCGAACCTTACCACCTTTCTTCTCATAAAAAACATAATACTGTTGAAGATTCCTTAACCACCACCTCTTAACTTCACTACAACCATCAAAGTATCTTTCAATACAATTCATATCCAACTGGGTAATCCAAATCTGATACCAAATCCTATTGCCTTCAGAACACCTTAGGATTCTAGTAAATCCTTCATCCTTTAATACTTGTACCTTAATGGTACCTGCCCTATACCCATTTTTCATATACTAATCCTTTCTAAATTATATAATATCATAGACTTCGGATTATCCCTTTGGTAGATTACAATATCAAAGTTCTTTCTATAAACCAAAAACTTATAAAGATATGGAAAATAATAAACTTTTTAAAGCAGTGGAGAGATCCACTCAGGATATACCTATTACCCTCGATAAGGGTAACTCTGGGATTGGACAATCCATCTCCCAGAAAACTAAATAGGTAAATGGCAAAATGTCTACTGTTATTGGGGTTGGATATACTGCTAGCATCAATAACTCTGACTATCTTTTAAAAGAAGACAAGAGTAACAATGAGATTCAGATTACGGCATTAGCCTATGGTACTTCTGGAACTTGTGTACTTACTCAAAACGAATCTGGAAATAGAATTAATCTTAAGATTACTACTCCCGACGAAAGAGAATACTGGGAAATACATTTTAATCCTATAATCCTCAGTGGAATAAACATAGATCTTTTCTTTTTTGTTACTACCAATATTAGTGGCGAAGATGGATCTATGGCTATTCATGGTACCCAATATAAGAATTGGGTAGTAAATCAAGATAGAAATACGATTAATATCTATATGGCTAGTATATACCCCGTAAATTCCGACATGCTATCTTGGTCCTGCCTTGATAAGAATGGTAATGCTTTTAACCCTAACTATAATCTACCAGGTAATTCATACTTTACAACAAAAACAACTGGATTGGGTTCCTTTACTCTTACAAAAGTTTCAACTCCCCCCTGTTAATGATGATACTCCTATACTCTCCAGTAGGTTTAACCCCACTAATAAATATCCATTAGATTTGAATTTTTATTGGGCAAGTCGAAAGCCAACTTAATACGGGTATTAAGATAATATCCCAATTATAAAAGCAATTACCCAGAATATCAAAGCTAAAGTATATGCAACTGAATATCTATGCCAGGGATACCAGCAAGTAATATAAGAATCTACTTTTAGTATTTCTGGATGTTCTTCCTCGTATTTTTTATCCTCTTCTCTAGAACTGTATTTATGAAATATATAGAAAGGTAAGAATACGAGGAAGATTATTAGAGCAACTGGGAACAAGAGTAGGAGAAGAATCTCCCACCCTTGCATTGATGACCCAGCATAATTACCATCTCTGTCAAAAAAGTATCTCATAGTAATTTGTATTTTATGTATCTGATTAATAGATAAATTGGAAATAGAGGTAATACTATCCATACCGAGATGAATAAAACGAGAGAGTGTATTTTGTGAGTATAGGGTAAATAATCCAAGCAAGCCCTTACAAAAAATACAGTGAACGGTAAGCATACCAAATAAATTATTGCTAATACAGTAGTCATTGTTCTTTGAGGTATTTGTTAATAATCTTGGTAAGCTTCTTATCAAATTCAATCATAAAGTCCAAAGCCTTTGCATCATCCTTGAGATTCCGAATTTCTTTATCCAAAAACTCCATATTTCTCTTTATGGAAAAATAAGCCTTGAATGCAAGGAAAACCTTTTCATTCTCTTCTGTTAGGGGTAAAACCTTCCCCTCTTTCCCATCCAATCTTGGATATGTATTATCAGGGCCAAGAGTTCTTGCAACCTTTACTCTGTTACTTAGTAGAGCCATTCCACTTTTCTTATCGATAGATTCTACTGTTACTTTCTCCATGAGTTGTCTCCCATCAATTAAGAAGAAGACTTCATCACCTTCTTTGAGCTTTTTGATTTCTTTCTTTTCTTTTTTCATATCTATTTTATTTAGAAATTTTCTTTATGCAAATATACGAAATTATTTCTTATTTATTGCATTATCAATCATATTTTTAATAAATTCATAGGCATTGCCCCGGTAATCTTCTAGCATTTTGTATTCCTGTGGAGATAGAAATACCCCATTTACTTTAAAAGCATCTCTTAGATGCTCCGGTATAGTGCCCTGGTGAGCGATGTTATTATAACGGATAATGAAAAGTTTCTCTCGGTCTTCATCAATAACTCCCAGAGTGTTTACTGGTTGGAGTTTAGTTTGGTAAATACCACCAAAAGAAGGAACCATTAAAATATTTCCGGGAATTTTAGTTACCCAGTGAGAATAATCTGGAGTAATTACCGCAATTTTACCCTCTTTCTCAAGCTCTTTATCATAATCTAATCGATTAAACCAAAAAGCACATTTAAAACAAACTTGTTTTCTTGCCATAAGTTGGGGAATCTCTCTAGTTTCATCGAATTCCTCTAAATTAATCGGTTTGCCACATATCTGGCATTCATTTTTCTTGTCCATATTGCATTATTTTATAAGTTATATATGATAATAGAACCTCGAAACATCCTAAAAATGGGTTATAAGCAATACTTTTGTTACTAAAATTGAACCATTAAAACTGATAAGTTATGGATAAACTAACAAATGAAATGATTAAAGACCTTGCTATTCGCTTAGGTCTAGAACCTGCTCTATTGAAGGCTGTTCAATTGGTAGAAGCAGCAGGTAGAGACGGGTTTTTAGCTGACGGTAGGCCTCAAATTCTCTTTGAGGGTCACATTATGTACAAAGAAGTACATAAGAAATTCCCTGACAGGGATTTAGCTTACCTTTGTAAGAGATATTCTACGATTTTCTTCCCTAAATGGGATAAATCGAAGTACTTGGGAGGTGTACACGAGTACAAAAGACTCGAATTAGCCAAAGAAATTGACGAAGAATGTGCATTAAAGTCTGCAAGTTGGGGAATGTTCCAAATCTGTGGATTCAATCACCATCTTTGTGGATGTAAAGATGTCTTCGAATTTGTTCACAAGATGTCTGAATCTCATGAGAAACAATTGGAACTCATGTATTATTTCATGAATAACTCGGGTTGTTTGAAAGAACTCAAAGCAAAAGACTGGGCGGGCTTTGCCAAAAAGTATAATGGTCCCGGGTATGCCCAGAATGCCTATGATCAAAAGTTAAGAAATGCTTACGAAAATTTCAAAGATAAGTTATGAAAAGATGTCACTTTAACAGCTGGGTAGCAAAAGTATTCCTTTTCCCCAGTTACAAGGCAATTACTCTGGTGTATAATTCATTCTTTAAACACAAAGTAGAAGAGTGTAAACCTGATGATATCAATCATGAACGTATTCATCAGGTACAACAGATTGAATGTAGTATAGTGGGTTTAGTACTTGGTATCATACTCTGGTTATCATTCGGTATATCCTTTTGGTGGGTAGTGGCTCTGACTTTTGGATTCTTCTACCTTTGGTATGTTATCGAATACCTAATTATCATGTGCTTTGCCAAGTGGAATAAACAGAATGAAAGATATCATGATGTAAGTTTCGAAGAGGAAGCTCACAATAATGATAAGAATCTGAGTTATTTGGAAGACCGTAAGCCATTTGCTTGGATTAAATACATTAAATTGAGAAGCTACAAGAAATGAAGAAACTAAGGGTATTGGGAGTGTGCGCTGGACAGGGTGCACTCCTGTTCCCTTTTAAGAAGAATTTGTTAGGGAACATAGAGATAAGGGGAGTATTCCACACTCCAGGCGAAGAACAATGGAAATTAAATTTTGGAGATATACCGTTCTATAAGGGCTTTTGTTTACAAGAATTTGATGAGAAAGTAGACATAATTATATCAAGCCCTGATTGCGGTAGTTCTAGTATTATGAGGTTATCCAAGGTAAAAGAATTAGGCAATCCAAAAGATAACCGTAGTCTTAATCTAGTAATTGCATCAATACTCAAGTATAAACCTAAGATATTTCTTATAGAAAATCTACCAAGACTGCTAACACTGCTTCCCAAGGATTTCTTTGAGGAAACATTCAAAGACTATAAATTAATTTTTCACGAAAGGTCAGTTTTAGACTACGGAAACTCCCAAGAGTCAAGGAAGCGATTACTCATCATTGGAGTACATAAAAAGACCGGTAAGAAATACTTGAATGCTTTTGATGAAATATTCCAAGTAAAAACTCCAACAACTACTAGAAATTTACTTAAACCACTCACATTCTCTCAGGAAAATAATACTAACCAGATTCCGTTCATGAGTAAAACTCTGGCAATGTATGACTATCGAAAGCTCCCTGAGAAGAAAAATCTTACAGTAGCAAAGATACATAGACTCTGGGTTAGAGATTTCAAGGATGAAAAGAAGTGGCCTATCAAAACTGCAAAGATGAGTACTCTTCCAGGAGTATATCGATTGGAGTATGATAAACCACCTTTAACTCTAAGACCTGCAGATAGGCAATTTAGACCAGATGGCTACCCCTTGGGGATTGAGGATTTCAAGGCAATTATGGGATTCCCAAAGAAATTTAAAATTTACCTTCACAAAAATGGTGATACCTTCGAGGGTGATTTTAAGGATTACCATTACTGGCTTAACAAGGCAAGGTACACAATTGCCAAAGGTTCGGTTTATGAGGTAGGGATTTGGTTCAAAAAATGCCTCAAAAAGGCAAATACCAAAGAACCTTGAGTTTCAGCTTTATATATAAAGTCTTATATATAAGTTTCTGGGGTGCCTTGAAATATATAGATATATAATATACTACGTATATATATCTATATATTTATCTGCGTATATATAGCTATTCATATATCATATCGTAAGTAGTATATTTGGATATTATCTCACTTCGTTCGATAAAGGTAATCGCTAAGCGATTACCGAATAGATAGTATCATTAAAGCGTACGAACTTCCTAAATTTTTAAACCATGAAGAATTTAAAGAATGCCTTGTTCATTGTACTTCTAGGATTTACTATTTACCTTTGCTTCAGGAATTACAAACTTTCTCGAGAGGTTGATTCCCTGGAACTAGCGGTCAATGAAATCCCAGATACAGTATACACAGAGAAACCCTTCAAACCAGAGAAGAAGTACTCAGAAAAAATTGAACCAGGTAAAATCTTAGTTCATGATAATAAGCAGCCAACTCTCTTTCCTGATTCCATGCTAAGGCAGCCAGTTATCAGTAACCAAGATTCCCTGGTTCAAATTGTTTTGAAGAAAGATAAGTTGAACTTAAGTCTGTTCAATAAGGAGACTAACACTTATTCAACTAGACTATTCCCAATCGACTTAGATAAGTACAACTACAACTGGTATGAAGGTCAATTAACTCGAAAGAAAGTTGCAAGGTTATCACTTAGCCCATACGTCTATGGCAAATACAGACCTTTCAATAATTTCTTCGATATGGGAGCTGGTCTTTCAATCAAGACTAAGAGATTTAATTACAAACTCGGAGTCAATACCTTTTACTATCCGAAGATAAAATCTGGTATAGGTACTGACATCGAATTTCAAATAACGTATAACTTTTAAGTAATGGCAAAGACTATCTCAGAAACTAGAACTACATTAACTCGGGAGGAGCTATCAAACTTATCCCGAGTTTCTAGTGATGTTTTCTTTTTTAGCCTTTTTTGCTATGTGATACATCCAGTAAGAGGAAAGGTAAGATTCGATTTATACCCCTTTCAGAAATCCGTTCTCTACAATTTCATTGCCCAACGATTCAATATCATTCTCAAATTCCGTCAGGCAGGAATTACAGAACTTATTTCTATGTACTGTCTTTGGTTGGCGATGTACCATCCCAACAAAAAGATAAACATTATCTCTATCAAAGACACAACTGCTAAGAAGGTGCTTAAGAAGATTAAGTTCATGTACAAGAATCTTCCATGGTACCTTCAAACTCCCATAATCAATGGTAGAGCTGGAGAATACGGTTCTGCTTCCATGATAGAATTTGATAACGGGTCTTTTATTGAATCAATTCCGACATCATCTGAAGCCGGTCGTTCGGAATCTCTTTCCCTTTTGGTAATTGACGAGGCAGCAGTAGTAAGATGGGCTGCTCAAATTTGGGCTGCTGCATTCCCTACTCTTTCCACTGGTGGAGCTGCCATCGTCAATTCCACTCCCTATGGAGTTGGTAATTTCTATCACTCAACTTGGGTAGATGCCATTGCAGGAGGTAATCCTTTTAACCCAATTCGATTATACTGGCAAATGCACCCAGAACGAGATATCAATTGGTATAACCAAATGTCTTCTGCTTTGGGAGCAAAACGAACTGCACAAGAAATTGATGGTGACTTCTTATCATCTGGTAATACAGTCTTCGACTTAGCAGATATTAAAGCTATCGAAGACTGCCTTAGTGATTACCCAGTTATTAAGAAGAGATTTAATGGTCAATACCGACAATTCTGTGAACCCGAATCAGATAAAGAATATTTCATTGGTGCAGACGTTTCAACTGGTAGAGCTTCTGACTACTCTTCGTTTACTTGTATGGATAAGCTAGGAGAAGAACAAGTAGTATATAAGGGAAGAATGGCAGTGGGAGCTTATGCTAAGTTACTTGGTGATACTGGGAAGTTGTTTAACTGGGCAGTAATAGCTCCAGAATCCAATGACGTTGGTTTATCAGTAACTTCTAAGCTTCAAGACGAAGGCTACCCTAACCTTTACTATTACCAGAAGATGCTAAAGAAAAAAGGTAAAAGTAGACCTGAAATGGATAAATCCCCTGGGTGGTTAACCACCCAAAAGAATCGTTCAGTGATAATAGAGAACTTGGAAGAAGATATTCGATTAGATCATGTAATCATTAAGGACCCATTCTTTGTACAAGAAGCTTATACCTTCATCTATGATGGTTTAGGTAGACCTGTTGCAATGGGTAAACATAGGGCTAACAATTCAGCTGTAGATGTAGACCTTGAAGGGGATGTATATGCCGATGATGATATCTTTGGAAAAGCAATATGTAATCACATAAGGAAAGGAAAAACTAACGTAATCGTACAACCAAGATGAAAAAGTACTTCAATTTTAGTTGGGGTTGGGGACGTAAGAAGGACCCTCCCAAGAATGGTACATCCTCTAATAAAGAGGAGAAGCCTGCCACATCGATTTCGCCTGGTAGGGTTTCAGTTGACGATGATAGCGATAACTTAATTACATCATTACAAGGGTTGACTAAATTAGTTGAACCCTCTTTTCGTGTTGATGTGATACCTTTAATTCGGGATTTATATAAGGTAAATCCTGATATGGGCATTGCATTGCAAGATATGTTTAAGTTAGCTAACACCAGTCATACAGTAACTTTCCCTAATAATACCGATGAAGAGGCTTCAAAGATGAGAGAACATCTTAAGAAAGCCACCAAGGGATGGACCAGATATACTGCTGGTATAGATGGTTTAGTTAATAAAATGATTGTTCAACTTCTTGTAAGTGGGGCAATATCCGTAGAAGGAGTACCAAATGATAAGCTTGATGGTTTGGCTACTGTATTATTCCTTAAGCCAGAACACATCAAGTTTAAACGTGAATTAAATGGGGTGTATGCTCCTTACCAAAAGAATATAAATTTCTTTGTTAAGCAACAAGATTACATTAAGCTTAACCCAGAAACCTACTTCTATGTTGGTATGTTCAATGATACGGATGAACCTTATGGAGTTCCTCCATTTATGCCTGCATTGGATTCTCTCAAAGGACAAAATGATATGAAGATTAACTTCAAACATATCATGGAGATTTGTGGTATGGTTGGTTTCTTAGAAGCTAAGATGCAGAAATCTCCACAAAGGCCAAATGAGAGTATCAAATCTTATGAATCCAGATTATACCATGAACTCAATATCCTCAAACGTAATGTTAAAGAGGGTATGAAGGATGGAGTAGTTGCTGGTTACATAGATGACCATGAATTCAAACTAAATTCTACTACTAAGGAGCTCGGTAATATCGAGAAGCCTTGGAATATGAACCAACAATCTGTAGCAAATGGGTTGGGAGTTAATGGCTCTATCATTGGGGTATCATCTACTACTGGTGAAGGTGCAACTGGTATAATGCTGTCTAAGATGATTAGCCAGTTAAAAAATATCCAAATGCTTGTAGCTTATGTATTAGACCGACTTTATTCTCTAGAACTGCGTCTGGCAGGCTTTAATAATAAGGGGATGAAGATTGATTGGGGAACTTCTACAGTTTCTGATGAAGTTAAAATCCAACAAGGTCTTCAGTATAAGATACAGAACCTTGACTTATTGTATAAGGCTGGTATCATTAGTCAAGAGCAATATGCTTGGGCAATGGGTTATGATTCTCCTGATGAGAAAGAACCAAGAGTTTCACTTGAGGACCAATTTGCTAAGGGAGGTAATATAGACCCCCAAGAAGGAACTAAGAAGAAACAAAGGCAAGATGATAAAAACCAATCTGCTCGTAGGTCAAGAGATAAGAATAACCCGACTCCTTCTCGAGGAGACCAAAATACTAAAGCAAGATGAGTAAATTTACAAAGAAAAACAAAGAGCATCTTGATTCTATGGTGATAGGTCAAGGCCATACCATTATGGCTGGGTATATCCCAGAAGCAGTGGGAGCCAAGGCTTTCTCAGAGAATTATTACAAATGGAAAAATCCTACACCGGATTCCATTGCTCAATTTGGGTTTTGGGGAGGGGATATAGATTATAATACTTACTATCCCAACCTAGACAAATCGGAACTAACTCCTAAGGACGAAGAGTTTATCGAACCAATGTTCAGATTACTTTCAGAAACGATTGTATCTAAGAATTGGAACCCGACAGACTTTGGTCAGAATGGAGTACTAAAGGCTTCTATGAAGATGTTGCTTGGTCAAACAGTAAACTGTGATCATGAAACCAACATCGGTAATGCTATTGGTGCTGTATCACAAGTAATGTGGCAGGAATCCTATAAAGAAGGTAGCTTTACTATACCCGCTGGTATCAACGGTATTCTGAAAATTGATGGTAAGGCAAACCCAAGAATTGCTAGAGGTATACTTATGGAACCACCCTCAATTCACAGTAACTCTGTCACAGTACAATTCAAGTGGGATAAATCACATCCTCAAATGGAGGATAATGAATTCTATCAGAAACTCGGTACCTATGATTCTAAGGGAGTGATGGTACGTAGAATGGTTACTGAGATAGTTCGTTACCTGGAGACTTCATTGGTATCTCATGGAGCTGATTCTTTTGCTCAAAAAATCGGTTCTGATGGTAAGATTATTAATCCTACCTTTGCTAAAAGAACTTGGGCATCTTATGAAGAATACAGAGACGATAAATCGAAGCAATACTTCTTTACCGATTATAAATCTGACCTAACTTCTTATCAAGAAAAGGACGATACTCAAGGTTCTTTTAATGATAATGATGCCAAGGATAATCAATCAAACGAAAAAAATAGTATGAACGAATTACAAAAATTTCTAGAGAGCCTCTTCGGGGATAATCTGCTTACCCTTGAGGAAGGTAAAGAAATGAATCAGGAAACAGTAGTTGCCTGCATTCAAAGTTTGGTATCATCCAGAAATGAACTGCAAACTTCAGTAGATAACCTTACTACAGAGAAAAATTCTCTTACGGAACAGGTTACTAACTTGAATGCAGAAGTGGCTAATCTGAAAGAGATGGCAACTGTAGGAAAGAATCATATTGCTTCTCTTCGTGAAGATGCAGTAGCAACCTACAAAAAATTGATGGGTGATAATGCCGATGAAACCATTGTTACAATGCTTAATGCAGAAACAACTGGTATTACTACTCTTGTTTCCTTGACTAAGGATTACCAAGCTCGCTTGGAAGAGAAGTTCCCTCTCACCTGCTCTAAGTGTGGTTCTAAGGATGTTAACCGTGCTTCTTCAGTTACTGAAGATGATACTCAAGGTAAAAAAACTACCAACGGTGCAGACACAACCAAGAATTCCGAATTACCGAGTACTAAGAATGTGATCGATAATTTGTATCGAAACAAAATTAAATAAGTTATTATATAAATATCCGCATTATGGAAACAACGAAAATCGTAAACGATCCTCAGCAACTTACTCTCTTTGGGGAAAGAACTCCGAGAGCGGTGATTTACAAGAGTGAATCCCACAAATTGCATCAGGCTTTCAATGTTAAAGCTGGAGAGAAAATTGTACAAGGTATGCCGGTAGCTTTAAATGAAGACGGTTTGATCTACCCTTGTACCGACCCGTCTACTCAAGTTTACTTGGGTGTGGCAGTAACGGATAACGTTAACCCGGCTTATCAGCCTCAAAGAGACTTCCCAGTAGAAGTAACCGTGGCTGTAGAAGGTTATATGATTTGTAACTGGGTATCAAACGAAACTATCGAAGCTGGCTATGTAACTCCCGATGGAGCATTGCTTAACGACCGTTTCGTTAAGGCTAATCAAGGTATTTCAACTCCGTTCATTGCCCTCAATCCTGCAGAAGAGGCAAATGAGGTAATCCAAGTACTCATTAAATAAGAGAAAAGAAAGTTATGGAAAATAAGATTGATATTACAAAAATGAAGGCTCAGGACTTTATGAATGAGCTGCCGGAAATGGTAAGAAGCTTGGAAGCTGTTCGTTCCGGTTCACAGGATAAGAAGCCTGTAGAAGTAACCTTTGAAGAATTGGTTACGGGTAAATGGGGAATTTCACAGGATGAACTCTTCGAAAAGGTGGGCATCAATCCAAAGGTTGATACCATGCAGAACATCTTTACTATGCCTCAGCAGAATATCCGTTGGATTGTTCCGGAGATTATCCGTGCTGCTATCACTCTTGGTATGCGTCAAGCACCGTTCTATCCGAACATCATCGCTTCAGACCAATCCATTAACGGATTGCAAGCAATTATGCCGATGGTTAATATGTCGGATGCTGCTCCTGCAAAGGTTAACGAAGCAGAAACTATTCCATTGGGTGATGTTAGCTTCGGACAAAAATCAGTTAGCCTCTTCAAAATCGGAAAGGGTTTCAAACTTACTGATGAAGTTCGTAACTATGTTTCGCTCGATGTCTTGGGAATCTACCTTCGTGATTTTGGTGTTCAGTTGGGTTATGCTCTGGATACTCTGGCTATGGACGTGGCTATCAATGGTAACAACCCTGATGGCTCTGAGTCTGCCCCAGTAATTGGTGTATACGAAACAACCAATGGCATTACTTACAAGGATCTATTGCATATTTGGGTTCGTGCTGCTCGTATGGGACGTAACTTTACTACTATGATTGGTGGTGAAGATCAGGCAATTGAAATGTTGAACTTGCCAGAATTCAAAGATCGTCATTCTGGTACAACTGAAGCTACACTGAATGTGAAGTCTCCGGTTCCCAAGAATGCTGACTTCTATATTCACCCGGGCACTCCAGATCAGCAATTATTGTTAATTGATACATCTGCTGCCTTGATTAAGCTTACCGCTCGTCAATTGATGTTGGAATCTGAAAGAATCGTTTCTAACCAAACTGAGGCTGTTTATGCAAGCTTAACTACTGGCTTCTCCAAGATGTACCAAGATGCTGCTCTGTTGCTGGCTGCAGATAAGAAGTTCTCTGAATTCGGTTTCCCCGAGTTCATGAACGTAGACCCATATTTGATGGTTAACCTAGAATAATAAGGGACGTCCGGTTTCATCTATATAAATTCCCTGAGAGGGTAGGTAACTAAAAAGGCCTATCCTCTCTTTAATCATTTTTAAATCTTAGGAAATATGGCTAAAGATAAATATACAGTAACTGTGGGACCAAGAGCTTACAGTTTTCATGACCAATCAACTGGTATTACCATTTGTAGAGGAGAAGAAAAGGAACTCTCTCGTCGTCAATTCCGTGCACCAAAGATTCAGAAGGCAATTGCCTCTGGCCATCTGATTATCATTGCTGATAAATCAGAAATCGAAAAGTATTCAGAGGCCGACATCGAAAAGTTGGATAAGAAACTGAATGCTCAGTTCAAGAAAGGCATGACTCTTGAAAAACTTGCAAAGGGCTATTCCCTGGAAGAACTGAAACTGGTAGCAGGTCTTCATGAAATCGTTGCCGAGAAAGATGATACAGTAGAAACACTTATTCAGGCTTTGCTGGAAGAATTCGAATCCTCTTCTAAAGGGTAATATATGAAAATTACATAAGACAGACTAATATGAATAACAATCTGGACTTTTTGTACGTTACGTCAGGTCTGGAAGTTTCATTCAGAGTCATATCCAAAGTCCCGGCCAAATCCATTTTTGACTGGGACTTTGGCGATGATAAGGGAGAGGTTTTCAATGGTGGAAGACATGTTTCCTATTCTTATGAAACTCCCGGTTTCTATACAGTAACCCTACATGTAACCAACTCGAATGGTTTAGATATCACCGTAGATAAGACTCTGGTAGTTTGTGATTATGGTCATACGGCATTAGCCGATACAATATATAATTTAATCGACCACTATATTCCTTCAGAGATATCAGAGGGAATGACCAGGGAAGATAAATCTATCTACATCACCAAATGGCAATATTATATTGGTCCTCTAGTAAATCACTTAATTCCTGCAGATAAGTATACTGATGAATTATGGTATGAAGCACTAGAAAATCAATTAATAATGGAATTGGCAGCATGGGACTTTCTCAATGTGAAGATACTTAATTTATTAACAAGTACTTCAGAATACCTAAGTCAATTAACCTCTACCAAAGAACAAACTGGTGATGGTACTTCTAAACCCGAACTTGCCCGAGGTGATAGGATTAAACAAATCACTACTGGGCCTACTGAAGTGCAATATTATGATACCTTGGCAGATGCTACAAGTTCCCTATGGAAAACACTTTCTCAAGCAATGCAACCAGGTGGATTAATAGATGAATTAAGAAAGAACCTTTGTATGTTAGCTTCACGATTGGAAATCTACTTACCATTCTGTGATGAAGTATTCAGAACCGTAGTTCCTAAAGTAGTTAACAGAAGGCAACCTGGAGTATTAGATGGGCCAAATCCAAGTGCTCCAGTGAAAGGTGGTAAGAAATCAATCTTAACTAAGTTATGACAAAAGAACCCTGGAGAATGGTAAAGAACCGCTCTTGGGATAGATACAAGAAAATTATCACTGACTTCTTAGATTGGGATGCTGGTAGACAATCCATAACTTGGGCCAAACATGTTAATCAGCTTCTCAGTCATGCCGAAGACAGTATACCTAAATATTATAACATCCAAATCGAGGCATTATGTTACTACAATGCTTTCAGAAACTGGCCTATCAATAAGGCAACTATTTCAGGAGAATTGGATGATGAAAACTTATCAATACTAATTTCTAAATCTTATATAGAACAAATCGGTTATCTTACACCGGAAGGTTATTGGGATTTTAATTGGGAACAAGATAGGTTTGTAATTAATGGTATAACGTATAAGCCTTCTGGAGATACTCAGACTGCTCAGGCAAAGGATGAGGCTTTAGTTTTCATGATTATCCTAAAGAGAGACCGAGATACCAAAGTTGAATTTGTAGAATAAAAATAAAGTATATGGCAAAGATGTTAGTACTGAGGTGGACACCAATTACTACAAACAGTGGAATTTGGTTTGATAGTAATCTGGTTATCCTCAATGGTACCTCTGGAGTTCATATTGAAATGAAAGGTAATGGCAATGATGTAACGGCATTTCAATCGATGACCGGAAACAAATTTGTCACCTGCTTTCAAGATTACTTCGGGGATATCTGGGATAAAATAATACCTCATCCTGGTATAGGCCAGGTAATAAAGTTCCGTGTAAATAGGCTTCCTGATTATGCTTGCATACGGGGAGATATTGAGGACGGTGGAGATGTAGACCCCGAAAATCCGGATGTACCAATGAATGCCTTCTGTGGTTCAGAGGAAGAACCATTCAGAGATATCGATTCGGAATTCTTACTGGGTCGTCAACGTGCAGTAATTAATCCTTAAATTTTATAAAATATGTATGTAAGTAAGTATTATACCTGCGAAGAAATAGACCAGCGATTATTACAGGGTTACTATGATGACTTTGTTAAAGCTGGCTTTGGAGGAACTATAAATGAGTTCTGGGCCTTCGTACTTTCTATCAAGAATAAGGTAGATAAGAAAGAAGGATACGACTTATCGAAAAATGATTTTACCGATGAGTTGAAGGCTAAACTTGATGGCATCGAAGAACATGCAAATTATATCACTAAAGTTTCTCAGCTTGAGAATGATTTGAAATATCAAACCGAGGAAGAAGTTAAACAGATGATTAGTGATTTGGTTGATGGTGCTGATGATGCCCTTGATACTCTTAAAGAGTTGGCAGAAGCATTGGGCAATGATCCCAACTTTGCAACTACTATCACTAATAAATTAACCGACCTTCGTACTGCTTTAACCGAAGAGGTTAATCGTGCTAAGGAAGCCGAAGCTGCTCTGGGTGCTGCAGTAGCTGCAGTTCAGGATAACCTAGAATATGGGTTAGACCAAATCAATAAGAAGATTGATACCGTTAAGGCAGACTTAAAAGCTGAAATCGACCGAGTTGAGAAGAAGGTAGATAAGAATGCTGAAGACATCAAAGACCTTGAAGATAAGGTAAATCAAGATAATGATGAACTTGAGAAAGAACTCAAGGGCCTTATTCAAAAGGAAAAAGATGAACGTATCGCTGCCGATAATGAGATTAAGGAAAGTGTAAATGAACTTAAGACTCTACATATCAATGATAAGGCCGCACTCGAGGCAAAGATTGCCGAAGAAACTGCAAATCGTACCAATGCAGATACCGTACTGGATTCTAAGATTAATGAAGAAATCACTAATCGCCAGGCTGATACTTTAGCTCTTCAGGGTAAGATTGACCAAGAGAAGGTAGACCGTCATTCTGAGGACCAAGTTCTTCATAATGAAATCTCTAAAGAGGTAACAGATCGTACTAATGCAGACAATGCTCTTCAAGGTAAGATTGACCAGGAAGCTCAAGCACGTACTGCTGCAGACCAGGTATTACAGAACAATATAGATTCAGAGGCTACTACTCGTGCTGCTCAGGATTTAGTTCTCGAACACAAAATTGAGGATATAAAAGAGCAGGGTGTAGAAGACAAAGAACAATTGCTTAATGCTATTGCTGCCGAGGCTGCTGCTAGAGAAAAAGGTGATAAAGACCTTGATGCTAAGAAGGTAGATAAACGTGAAGGTTATTCTTTGACCAAGAATGACTTTACTGATATCCTCAAAGCTAAGCTTGATGGGATTGAAGAGAAGGCAAACTATATTACCCATCTCTCTCAGCTTATCAATGATGCCGGTTTCCAAACTGAAGAAGAAGTAAATGCTGCTATCCAAAAGATTATTGGTTCAGCACCTGAGGTACTTGATACCCTTAAGGAAATTGCCGATGCCCTTGGAAATGACCCCAACTTTGCAGCAACTATCACTAGGAAGTTGGCTGCAATCACAGAACAGGTTAACCAAGAAATCGAAGACCGTATTGCAGGAGACGAGGCAAACAGTGCTGAAGTAGCTGCTGAAGTTCAAGCTCGTAAGGATGCAGATACTGCCCTTGAAACTAAACTGAAAGAATACGTAGACAATAAGTCTACTACTGGAGATGCTGCACTCGGAGTTGTAAGAGATAACCTTAATAAGGAAATCCAAGACCGTAAAGATGCCGATGCAGTAATTCAGGCTAACTTGGATAAGGAGATTGCCGAAAGAAAGACTGCTGATGAAGCATATACTCAAAGTCTGGCTAACGTTAACCAGCGTATCTCAGACTTGGCTTTGAGTATGCAAGAGTCTATCAATACTTTGCGTAATGAGCTTACTGAGCAGGTAAATGCCAATACTACGGCAATCGCTACTAATCAACATAATATAGAAAGAAATTCAGAGGCAATCACAAACTTAACTAAGACTGTAGGTGATAACTACAAGGAAGTTAAGGATATGATTAACGAAGAAATCGTTGACCGTACGAATGCCGACAGTGCTTTGAGTTCTCGTATCGATACTCTCAATATTGACCTTAATACTGAGAGTGTAGAAAGAAAAGCTGCAGACCAAGTTCTTCAGGTAAATTTGGATAAAGAAGTAGCAGACCGTACTGCAGCCGATAAATCTCTGAGTACTGAGTTCACAGCTAAATTAGATAATGCTAAGCAGGCTTTGGAATCCGAGGTGGCTAATCTTAACACTAAGCTTGAACAAGAAAAGGAAAATCGTATTGCCGGTGATAATGCTTTGGGAGTTCGTATTGATTCTCTAGAGGCAGGTAATACCGATGCTATGAATGAATTAAAAGCAAAGGTAAATGCTAATACTACTGCTATTAATGTAGAGAAAGACCGAGCAATTGCCAAAGAGACTTCACTTGAGGCAAAGATTGATACCAACCTTCAGAACCATAAAGATGATATGGCGGGTATCAACAAAGATATCCTTACCGAAAAGAATGACCGATTAGCTGGTGATACTGAGTTGCAGAATAATATCGATAAGGAAGCTACAGAACGTGCTAACCAAGATACCCTTATCAATAATGCTTTGGCTCAAGAGAAGGCAGATAGAATTGCTGCTGACCAAGCCTTAGATTCTAAGAAGGTAGATAAGGTAGACGGTAAGGTACTTTCTTCAAATGACTTTACTGATTTACTCTTTGCTAAGTTGGATGGCATTGAGGAACATGCTAACTATATCACAAAGGTATCTGAATTGTTGAATGATTCGGATTTCCAAAATTCTGAACAAGTAGAGGCAGCTATCCAAAAGATTATTGGCTCTGCTCCAGAGGTACTTGATACTTTGGCCGAGATTGCTAAGGCTCTCGGTGATGATCCCAACTTTGCAGCAACTATGACTGCTAAGCTTACTGAGTTGGAGAATAAGCTTGAAGCTGAAAAGAATCTGCGTGAACAAGGAGATAATACTCTGCAACAGACTTTCACTAACTTAAGTAATACTCTTACTACTACGGTAAATGAGTTGAGAACTTTCGTAACTGAAACTCGTACGGAGCTGTTAACTTCCTTGAATGCTACCAATGCTCTGGTAACTCAGAATGCTGCTAATATTCAACGTAATCTGGAATTGATTCAGGGTATTCAGGATAACATTAATGGTAACTATACTGCCATTACCGATTTGCTGAATAATGAAATCGCTGCTCGTAAGGCTGAGGATATTCGATTAGAAGCAAAGATTGACCAGAATACTTCTGACTTAAATACAGAGAGAGAGGAAAGAAAGGCCGCAGATAAAGTTCTCCAGGATAACATCGATGCAGAAGAAGCTGCCCGTATTGCTGCCGATACAGCTTTGGGTAAACGTATCGATAAAGAAATTCAGGACAGAACCGATGCTGATACTGCCTTAGATAATAAGTTCACTAACATTACCAATGACCATGAAGAAAGACTGGTAGCTGAAGAAGGTACTTCTGATGCTTTGCCTGATACCATGGTTACCGATGTTAGTACTGTAACCCGAACAGGTACTCAGCTTTCTTTCAAAGTAAAGACTTCAACCAAGGATAAGGCAAATAATCAATATGGTGAAGAAGTAGAAGCTACCAAGAATTTACTCCCGGTAACTCAAACTCTTGCTGGAGTTATGTCTGCTGCAGACAAGGTTAAGTTAGATGGGTTAGACCCAAATTCTTTAACTGATCTCTCTGCAGCTTCTGATGCTAATAAGGTAACAGTAACCGTAACTAAGGATAACGGTTTGAATGCTGATACTACCGAAACTTTCGATTTGCCTCAGGTATCGGCTACTAAGGCTGGTACGATGACTGCTAAGGATAAGGTTGAGTTAGATAGAATCTCTACGGCTAACTTTGCTCTTGGTGCAGTAACTCCCAATGAAACTACTGTTGGCATAGCTGCTACTAAGACCGTAGTTGAAGATGGTACAGTAGAACAGAATCCTATTACATTGCCTGCCTCTACTGCAGAAAAGGCCGGTGTACAAACTGCAGCAGATAAGAAGCTGTTTGATTCTATACCAGATAATATTATTATCTTATCTGGTGATAAACCAGTTGAGGTAGGTCAACAAAGCAGTAATGTTACTTTAACTCATAATTTCTCTTCTAAAAAAGAAGAGGGTATTTATACTCATGAGCCTGAAGATTATAAGACTACTTATATCCCAGCAGCTACTACAGAGAAAGCTGGTGTAATGACCGCCCAAGATAAAGTTAATCTGGATGAGACATTACCCAATGCTATTGCTCAAGAGGTTCAGGACCGTAAAGATGCTATCAAAGCTTTGGAGGGTAAATCAGAAGCCGCTCTTGCTCAAGAAGTAGCTGATAGAAAAGCTGCAGATACTGCTTTAGATACCAAGTTTACTAAAGCTGTAAACGATGAAGCAACTGATCGTACTTCTGCTGATACTGCATTGGGTGCAAGGATTGATAAAGAGATTGCTGATAGAACTGAGGCAGACACTGCCCTTGATAATAAACTGCAGAATAACATTAACACTCTAGAAGCTAAGCATGATGCCTTTGTAGCAACTAAGGGTAAGGCTGATGGCTTTGCTCCATTGGATGGGAATGGGTTAGTACCTGCTAACCATTTGCCTTCATATGTAGATGATGTACTTGAAGTATATGCTACCTATGATGTAAGCCCCACTGGAGGTCTTACTAATGTTCAATTGTATACGGATGCAGGTCACCAAACTCCCATAGTTGGAGAATCTGGTAAGATTTATATAAATGTTGCCGATGGTGAACCTCCATACCAATTCCGTTGGTCAGGTACTAAATTCGTAGACAATAATACTTCGTTTCTTATCATTGGGGAAATCGCAGGTACTGCTTTCGAAGGTAGTAGAGGTAAGCATCTTGAGGATGTGGTATCTAGCATGCCTAAAAATTTAATTAGTAAGGTTTCAATAGTTAACAAAAATAAGCGTAATGTTATTATCTTATGTAACTATTCTGCTACGGATGGTCAAGGGCATTACATTGATAAACCCGATGGGATGGTAATCCCTCTAACTCCAGCCACTACTAAAGAAGCTGGTCTGATGGATGCCGATAGTGTAATAAAGCTTAATCAAACCTTACCAGATGCTATTGAAGCTGAACAAGAGGCCCGTATTGCAAAAGATAATGCTCATGATACCTTTAATAGTTCTCTTCCAGGAATTATTCTTACTGGATTCACTCTTACCTATAATTCAACTAATGTAAGAGCTACTCTTAATAATAAAACTAAGAGTGCAGAGGGTAAGACTTATGAAGGTGCTACAGATTTAATTAGAGATATACTTGCAGCAACTAAGACTACTGCAGGTGTAATGACTGCAGCAGATAAGACTAACTTGGATAATACCGTACAGGGGTTGGCAAATGAGATTACCAATAGAACTAATGCCATCAATGCTCTTCGTACAGAATTGAAAACTTACGTTGACGATTTGATTGCCGATACTGGTTCAGATGTAACTGCCTTAGAAACTAAGGTAAATAATCACATTGCCAATAAATCTAATCCTCATACAGTTACTAAAACTCAGGTTGGATTGGGTAATGTTAATAATACTTCTGATGCTGATAAGCCAGTATCTACTGCTCAAGCTACTGCTATTGCTGATGCTAAGGCTGCAGGTACTGCTGCTCAGACTTCTATCAATAGCCATGCTGGTAGAAGAGATAATCCTCATACAGTAACTAGAGCTCAATTGGGATTGGCAACTACTGACCAGGTCGTATTTGCTAAGACTACTGCTCCTTCCGGTTTCTTCAAAGAATCTTCAGATGTTCGACTCAAATCTAACATTAAGGATTTGAATCATACTCTGGAACAGATTTGCCAGATACCAACCAAGTCATTCGAAATGCTTGGTAAAGAGGACGAGGGAACTATTGCTCAGAATCTTGAGGGATTGGGATTTGGTAAATATGTAGAGGAAGTTCCAGTAGAGAAATCTACAGTACCTAATCCAGAGGAATTCGAAACTTTGGAAATCAATGGAGAAGAGTATGTACTCGTAAAACAAGTTAAATATCACAAGATGTCAACTTTGGCAATCGAGGGTGTTAAACTTCTTTACGATGAGATTAAGGCTTTGAAGGCTGAGATTCAAGAACTTAAAAATAAATAATCATGGGAGAGATAGCAACCTGGAGTGCTGTCAAAACTAAAGTAGGCCTTGGTAAGACAGGAAATGACTGCCCTACCAAGGCTGAATTGTTAGCACTCTCCTCGACAGGAACAGGGGAGAATTATGTGGGGTTGGAACTATCCAATGCCAGTTCCTATGGAAATAATGAATGTGTCAAACTCGAAGATATTCATAAGGTAACCTATAAGTATACATTTACTTCTAGACACAGTAGTATAAGCTTTGATGCTTTGGGTAACCCCAGTTCTTCTAATCAAGGCTTTGCTGTTATTTCTACGAAACAGAAATATTGGGATGGAGTAGCTAATGGAGCTGAAGTTAAGGTAGATATTACTAATAGTAATATACCCACATGGGTAATTAATCACGGTCAAGTACCTCCTTGGTGGACTGCTTCAGAGAATCTGGGATTAACCTCTCGGTCGGATTCCAATACTCTTTTTACACAGAATGAATCGGGTAAAACTTTTAAAGTAACTTTTACTCAAGCTGCAGCTTCTCAATCTTGGAGTTATGGGTTTAGTGTAAACCCCACTTCTATGTCTTTTGGGGCAATTGGAGGTACTAAAACTTTCACGGTAACTTCATACAAGCAAGAATTAAGAAATGGCCATAACTATGGTAACCAAATTTCTTTAACTTATACTAGAGCTAATGGGGGAAGTATATCCGGTACCGGTACTTCAGTAACTATGGGTAATAATACTTCTACCAGTACTCGTAGTGGTACCGTAACTTTAACCCAAGCAGAAACCAATAAGAAAGTAACCATATCTTGTTCTCAATCTGCAGGTTATAAGACTTATAGTGAAATTACTGCAAGTGGTGGAGCTGTAACCGATATACCTGCAAGTGGAGGTACAAGAAGTTCATTCTCTACTATGCCCTCATATTCTCAAACTTGGGGATGGAATGGTTCTACAACGGGAGGAGGTACGATTACAAGCGGTGCTAGCATTAGTTATGGTACTGCAGTTAGTGCAAGTAATCTGGAAGATACCGTAAAATCTAGAACCCAAGTAGGTACACTTACTGGTACCTTATCACTCAATGGTAAAACTAAATCTGTAAGTATACCTGTATATCAAGAGGCAAATGAATGGTTAAGCTATTCTTATGATTCATGGTCTGTAACTCTAACTGCTAGTTCATACACTATCTCTAATACTGGGGGGAGTGTAACTTTATACCCAAGTGCAAGTAGAGATCGATATTCAAATTATACTTCTGGTTACACAGTAAGGGATGGCTATGATACTGCTGACCCATCCTTAAGTACCAATGGTATTTCGGGTTTTACATTATCTGGGACTACCCTTACTGCTTCTTCAAACAGTAGTACCAGTTCTAGAACTGTTAGAGTCTTTGCTAAATATGATGGGGCTTCCGATTATGTAGATATCACTCAGGGCGGTGCAAGTGTATCTTATAATTATTATCTTAATTGGGGGAGTGCTCCTGGAAGTCAGACTTCTAAGTCTATTGCTCATCCAGCTTTGGGAAAAACTGAAAAGGTTCCATTCATCTCTTATAAAAAGAAAGTGGTAAATGGTACAGAAACCTCTGATATATATCCGGTAGGAGTAAGTCGAAATGTACCGAGTTGGACTACTATTAATATAGTAGATGATGGGCTCTCAGTTAAAACTTATGAGAACACTGCTGAATCCTCAAGGTCTGCCGCAGTAACAGTAGCTCAATCAGAATCTGGTAAGAAGATAACACTTATTATTAACCAGTATGCTGCTACTCATAACCTATGAGTATGTATTCAACATAGCCTAAGGTTATATACAACACCAGGTTATTTTTATATGAGATAGTTAACTTTATTATTAATTTCTCAAAACATTATGGGAGTAGAAGTAAAAGGTGCCGGTGAAGGCGTAGTGATTGCCGATAGAGGTAGTGATTGTTGTAATAATCAATCAAGTTGTGGCTGCCTTAAAAGGTACAACTACACCGGCTCAGTAATTTTTAATTTGCTGGGATGACTAAAAAGGAGTGCATCTATTTTAGGTGTACTCCTTTTTTCGTTTTAACACATTAACTAAGGAATTATGGAACAACAAGAACAACTCACCGAATTTAAGATACAACTAGCATTACCTGCTCCAAATTTCGAAGAATTTAAGTTATCCATGAATGAGAGGTTAACTAACCAAGAAACCCTTTTATTAAGGATTGCTCAAGAATTGGGATTAGATAAACCTAAACAATAATAAGAATTATGTCAAGTAAGTCGGTTAATATCACACTATCGACTCCAATTGGTTCTCTAGAAATATACGTAGATAAACGAGAACAAGCTCGTGCAGAAAGGTTGATTGCTAAAACTCCAAGTATCTTAACCGAAGGCTATGCGAAAGGTACAGAAAAGTTTGGTAATCAACTTCTTCGTATAGTAAGACGAAGTTTGAATACGGGTGTTCCACCACCCGGTACCCATACTTCTTGGCCAAAACATGCTCCAGGTACTGTAAAGAAATATGGGGAGCATACTCTATTACGACTCACGGGTCAATATGCTAAATCCGTTACTGTAGTAAAGACCAAGAATAGAACTTTCGTTGGTTTACCAATTGGAATCAAGAAGATTACCTATACTGGTAAGACTTCAAGAAAGACTTTGAATCAGATAGCTATCATGTTAGAGTATGGTAGCAGAGATGGTAATTTACCACCTCGTCCTCTTTGGAATCCTGCATTTAAGGCTGCTGGTGGAAAAGCTGCCTTACAAAGGGAAATACGAAATGAAGTTAGAAAAGAAATAAGGAAAGTTAAAAATGGCAGCAGACTTTGAAATATCTTTATTATCCGGAACTGGTACTGCAACTATTAGGGTAAAGCCTAAGGCAGTAAACGAAGACATGAATAATATAAAAGAGCAGGTTCTCAAGGTAGTAGTTCAGGGTGTAGAAAGGGAAGTAACTCTGGTACAAAAGGCCGCTCCTAAAATAGTAGAGACCTGGGAAACTTATTTTAGTATCACTCCAGAAACTACTTCCCATACTTTCGATGGTACTAAAAGGGGTGAGACCCTAGAAATAGGTGTATACAGTTACCAACAGAAGTTTATCGATAATACGCCTCAAGATGAATATCGTGCTGTAGATTGGAAAGTTGAAAGCTCCTCAGATTGGTTAGAGGTAACCCAAGAAATTGGAAAAGCTAATGCCGCAGGTAAGCTTACTATCAAAACTAAATCTACTAATCAAGAACATAACCCCAGTAACTATGACCCCTTGGAAAGAACTGCTATAGTTAAGATTATCTCACAGCAAGAACCTAACACTGAGATAGTTTTAAATATAACTCAATCTCCAGGTACTAGAACTACTAAGTATGGCTTTGAACCAACCCCGAATATACCATTCCCAAATCCTGGTCAAAATACTAGTACTGCTCAGATTAGTAATGTAAAGGGTTATCAGTACTACCTTATCAACGATATTCAAGTTGCTAAATTTATAAAACAATTTAAGATAACCGATATAAGTAAGACAATAGAGGATCAATTCCATGGAGGTATTGGTTTTGAACCAATACCCTTTAAAGTATGGCTTACCGATTATCCTTCAAATATTGCTACTCAATGGGTTAGTGAATTAAATTGTGTTGGTCATTTACAAACCCCAATGATTAGTGGTTTTGGAGGTATTCAGGTAACTTATAATGGGTATATTAATGACAATGGCAATCAGAGTGTTCAGTTAGATATTAGATTAGGACTTTAATGGTAAACTCAGAAGAAATAGTAGAAAGAACTTTTTATATCTCTCTACTTAGTACAATGTTAGAAATGGGTCTTACCTTAAACCCAGAAGACTTCTTACCTTTGTCTCAAGAAAACGAAAAAAGATTTCAAGAGGCAATCAAAGGTATGAAGAAGTTTATACCCCTTTTTGGTATAGGGAATAATCAAGTAAAAGGCCCAAAGACTCTCCCAAGAATAACCATAGAACTACAGGGTTATTATGCTGGAGATATTGGTGTGAATAAATACATCATTGGTGATAAACTTGAGGATGGTAATTACCAAGCTTCAGAGTTTCCTTATGAAACTAAAGATATTACCATAGATGTACATCTAGTTTCTCAAACACAAGCCGATATGAGGTTGCTACATACAATCTTATATACTGGCTTACCTGCTAGAGGATACGTGAGACCATACTTCAATGACTTAGAGGAATGGGAAAAGGGCAGGCTTGCTCCCACCGGAAACCTATTCATTGAAATTGGTAATTATTATGACCATCCCGATGTAGAACATGGTATACTTGAGAAGGTATACACCTATGTATGTAAGGACGGTATTCTTCCAGAAAAAGCTTTGGGAGAAGGTACTCTTACACCTATCAAGGATATCTCAGTTCTCATTGGATTGTTAGAACAAAACGAAAATGAGATGCTAGAGTTAAAAGTACCTAAGGTATAGGTACAATACTCTAGGGTATAAATTAAACGAGTAATTAACTTTAATCACAATAGAATTATGCCAACTTCACCCCATGTTGATTTTAAGTTTAAGAACAACAATGTTCTTCAAACTACTCCCATGTTAGGAGTTTCTTGTGTATTGGCTAGAACTACTAAAGGTCCATACGATGACCCTTCAGAAATCATCTCTACTTTCTCTCAGTTCCAAAGAATCTATGGTTCTGAAATTGTACCCGATGGTTCTGTATCAAATATCGAAAAGGCTTTGCAGGGTGGTTCTAAGCTTCGTGTTATTCGAGTACTTGGCAAGGGAGCTACTCAAGGTACAGTAACTGCTTCTTCGGCTGCGGCAAGAAAAGCTAAAGATTCAGAAGATGGGATTTCAGTTGCTTCTGCTGTACCCGACTCGGCTAAACCCTCTGCTCTGATTACTTTCAAATCAGGTAGTACTACCTATAGTTTTGGATTAGTAACTAAGGGGTATGGAGACCCAATTGGTAGTGCTAATACTTTCCAGGTTGGTTTTTATAAACAAGCTAATACCTTGTATTATAAAATCTATTCGGCTAATGGGCAAGTACTTGAACAGGGTCCAGTAATAACCTACAAAACTGCCGATGATAACAATAATACTTCGGTAGATTACCTTGCTCTTAGTGCATTTGCTAAGAACTCGGAATATATTAAGCCGGTAATTACTGCAGGTTCCTCTTTTGAAAACCTAATTAAGTGGCTTACCGATGATATCGACGGTACTAAGAATGCTATCACTATTACCGTGGGAGATGCTGCACCCTCCGAAACAGAGAAACTGTTTAATAGTACTATCGGTAGTGCAGGTTCCACTCCAACTGCCGAAGAATGGATTGCTTCACTGGACTTGGTAAGAGACTACACAGACTTCTACCAATTGTTTATTTCACATATCTCTCAACACTTGGAACAAGATTCAGAGGTACTCAAAGTATACAAGGCTGCTGCTGATATGGCAAAGGAATTGATGGAATGGGTACTGTATATCGAAGTTCCCAAACACTTAACCCATTATACTCAAGGTATTCAGGCAAGAGATTACAAAGCTCAGGTAACTTGGGTACAGACTTGCCTTAGTACTGTAGGTAACTCTAAGTACATTGCCTACTTTGGTGGTGGACTTAAGTACTACAACGAAAACGGTAATCTTCAGGATTCCGATGTAGTGGGTACTATTGTTGGTTTGGGAGATGCCTCTGCTACTCAATATGGTCCTTGGAAATCCTTTGCTGGTATGAACCGAGGGGTTATTGGAGATGCAGTTGGTCCAGTATGCCCCAACTATGGTTCTCCTTCTCGATATAACGAACTGAACACCCTTGCTCAGAATTATATCAATGAGATGGTAATCAAAGATACTCCAGATGCAGGTAAGCAAACCATGCTATGGCATTGCTTCTCTTCTCAAGTGAAACAGGATTCTGAAAGATTCCTTTCAATCGTAAGACTGAACCTTTACCTGAAGAAGTTCCTTCGCCCGGTACTCAACAAATATATCGAAGAACCAAACGTTTGGAGTACTTGGAAGAAAATCTGGTTGGAGGTTAAACCTACACTGGATTCATTGGTAGATGAAGATGCCATGACCGAGTATACCTGGATGGGTGACCAAGATGCAACTTCTTGGGATGACCTTTCGGTTAATAACGAAGCAGATGCTCGTCAGGGTAAGTACCGTGCTATCCTTAAGTATAAGGATGTAGTTCCTATGCAAGAGGTAACTATGGAGATTGTAATCGATGCAGCTTCTAAGGCAGTATCAATCGTAGAAACAAGTAATAACTTATAAACTCATAACACAATGGGAGCAAAAGTAAAAAACCCACGGAAGAAATTCTTGTGGAGCATCATGTTCCCCAAACACCCTATCAATACTTATCTATTCCAAAGTTGTACTTTGCCAGATATTGAAATTGACCAGGTTGCTCATGGGGACGTCAATAGAGACGTTAAAACTGCAGGTAGGGTTACTATAGGTAATCTTATTGTAGAGAAACTTATGACTACTGCAGGTTCAGACACATGGCTTCATGATTGGCTTTATGCTTGCCAAGACCACATAGTTGGTGGAGGTTTGGTACCAAGCCAATATTGGGAAACGGCTATTGTAAATGAACTTGCCGAAGATGGAGTCTCGGTTCTTAATACCCACGTCTTCGAAGAGGTATGGCCATGTAAGATTACCGGCTTAGACTTGGACAGAATGGCTTCAGAGAATACCATTGAGTCCATAGAGTTCTCAGTTGGTACTGCAGATAAATACTAATTTCTTAGTCTATTTTCACTAAGATTCGGTGGAGGGGTGGGATTCCTGTGATAGGAGCTCACCCCTTTCTTGTTGTTATACGGAGTACTATGAACATTTGTAAACATTAAATATATCAAATTATGGAATTTAGAACATTTAGATTTACCGGACCTTCTGGTTTCGAATATGAAATCAGAGAACAGAATGGTGCTGATGAAGATATCCTCAGTAACCTTTCAGACATGAAGACTTTGATGAACCTTACCAAGTTCATTGCAGCAATTGTAATTAGAACTACGGCTACCCCTAATGGGAAATTAACCGTAGATGATGCCCTTAACTTACCAGTCAATGACCGTTATGCTATTATCTTCAATTCTCGTATCTTCTCTTTGGGAGAGGAAGTAGAATTCGAATATGATTGGGGCAAAGAGAATGGTGGTAAGATTACTTATGGCCAAGACCTTCATGAGTTCCTTTTCGATTACGGTACTGCTCCAACTGAGGATGATTTGAATCAAAAGCCCGATGCTATCCCTTACTATCCAGAAGGGGTTCGATTGATAAACCATGAATATGTTCTCTCCTCTGGCAAGAAGATTAAATTCGATTGTATGACGGGTAAGGGGGAACAAGAGTTCATGAAGTTGCCTTTGGATAAACAAACTAAGAATGCTCCTCTTCTTTGCCGTAATCTTCACTTAGAGGTTGATGGTAGTTGGGAGAAGGTAGAAAACTTTACTCCGTTTACTGCAAAGGATATGGCTGAGATGAGAAAGCATATCTTATCTATGGACCCCATTTTCAAAGGTGAGTCTCACATCACTAATCCAACCACTGGAGAGGAAAGAACTTATCCTATAGTTTGGGCACCGAATTTTTTCTACCTGACGGAAGAGTAATGTTAGAGAGTGATTTTGTTTATATCACCAGAGCCGAGATAGCCTTAGACTATTTCGGCTTTTTACGTCTTCCGTATCGAATAAGGAAAATATTCAAGGAAATGGCCGAGCAATATTATAAACAATTAAAGAAAAGAAAATAAATTATGAATACCAGTAGGAGTATAGTAGAGGTCGGTGTTGCCATGGTTTTAAAAGACCGATTCTCTCAAGAAGCTGGCAAGATATCTGGGTCATTCAGAACAATGATGAATGATATGAATACCTGGAATAGAGGTATACAGATGTCAGCTTCTAATACAATGGACTTCGGAATGCAGCTCGTAGGGGGAATGGCAAGGGCCTATAAATACTCTGCGGGTGTTCAGAATGAAGTTTGGACTGCTTCGAAAATTGCTGGTGCTACCATTGCAGAACAAAGGGAGATGTTACAATTGGCAAAGGATGTCAATGAGATAACTCCTCTTACGGCTTCGGATGTTGCATCAGGACAAAGATACCTGGCTATGGCGGGTAATAAATTCGATGCTATTAAAGAGATGATTGGGCCAGCATCTAAGCTGGCTTCAATCTTTACAATGCCAGTGGGACAGAAAGGTGGTGTAGCTGACTTGATGACTAATATCATGTCAATGTACCAAATCCCAATGGGGGAAGCCGCTAGAGTAACCGATGATTTATATACTGCAGTTACTAATGCAAATATATCTTTAACAGACTTAGCCCAGTCCATATCTTATGCAGGAGCAGATATGGCAACTGCTGGAGTAGACCTTCGGCAAACGGCTGCTGCTATTGGTGTATTGGGAGATATGGGTATACAGGGTTCTATGGCAGGTACCTCTCTGGCTAATATGATTCGTTACTTACAACTCTCTCTTGTTAATCAAAAAAAGAAAGGCTATAACGCTTTAGCAGACTTGGGCTTAAGTCCGGATGAGTTTTTCGATGCTCAGGGTAACCTTATAGATCTTTACACTATCTATCAGAAATTTGCCAAGGCGGCAGTAGACTTACCTTCACGAATTGAAACACCAACTTTCTTCAATATCTTTGGAGTTCGTGGTAATCGTGGTATGCTCCCCGTACTTAGGGATATTGCTTCTGGTAGAGATAAGATGGGTAAGATACTTGCTACTTATGACCAAAACATTGGGGCAGTAAATCGACTCAATGAAGAACGTCTTAAAACGGATGCAGGTGTAATTGACCAATTCGAATCAAGTATAGAGAACTTAACCGTTACTGCAGGAGCGGCTTTGGGTAGAATCTTTACCCCAGTACTAAATGTGGGTAACTCTATAATCAAAGTAATTAATTCTATCTCAGAAACTTGGGTTGGAGGTTTTGGTCTTAGGGTAGGAGCTACTGCAGTAGTAGTAGGTACTATTGTTGCAGGATTTAATACTGTGAGAGGTATTATTAGGTCTGTTGGGTATTTACAGACTATTGCTACTGCTTCTACTGAAGGTATGTCTGCTGCAGCAATAAAAACTAATACTCAGTTTGCCATTATGGAAGCACACATGGTAAGAATGGTTAACCTTATGAGAACCATGGTTCAACTCCAAATGATGTCAAGCGGTATCGGTATGAATTCTGCTGGTAGATTTTATAACACTAAAACCGGAAGATATGTTAAGACACCAAATCCTGGAGTACCATTAGCAACTACTATGGCGGGTAATTTAGCTGGAGGGGCTTTAGCTGGAGCAGGTGCCCAAGTTGGTAGTCAAGTGGCTAGGCAAGGTGCTATAAAGGGTTTAACCTCTATAGGTGGTAGACTTATGGGATTACTCGGTGGACCCTGGGGATTAGCAATTACTGTAGGTCTTCCTTTATTAATTGAGGGTATTAGTTACCTTAGTAATTCAGTAGATAGGAATACTGAAGCTCAGAATAAAGAGAAAGAAGACCCAACTACCATTAGAGCCCAGAATGAAGAGAGATTTATTAATGCTGTTAGATTAGCTATCAAGGAAGGCATGAGAGATTCTCGTATCAATATCTCAGTAGATGGTCAAGCAGTTGGAGATTATGCTCCAGGTTCTCAACAAGATTTTACTGGAGCAGCATTTGTAATGGGAATATAAAATTAAAAACACTATGGCTAGAGTATTAAATAAAGCAGCAGGTAAGGTTGTTGAAAAATACAATGACCTTACAAGAGATACGGCAGGTGTTCTTACTGGTCCCTTAAATAAGCTATGGAGAGCTCGGATATTACTCAATCGAACTCTTTCTACTCTTCCCAAAGATGATGCTCAAAAGGGTAAACTCTATACTCCCAATGGAGTAATGGGAGAAGCTCAGATATCGTCTAAGAACCCAGTTGTAAATAAACAGCTCCAAGCTAAATGGAGAATGGAATTACAATTTCCGAGATTAGAAGAAGGTGAAGGAGTAGACCCAGCAAAAGGGAATAAGAATACCACTAATTACAGAAACTTTGAGGCTAAAGCAGATGTTATATATCAGAATGAGGTAAGGATATATAACATGACTGTTAACCCTACTCAATATATTACCCTACAGAATAGACCTCCAGAATTGGACTTTAGGGGAGAAACTACATGGGCAACCATTAAATCAATGGGCCGCAATGTACCAATGTATCACTTTACTGGTGCTGAAGACATCATTCAATTCAATGTATCTTGGTACTGTAATGACCCAGAAAATCCTGAAGAGGTAATCAATAAATGTAGGTTATTAGAAGCATGGTCTAAATCTAATGGTTATCAGGCTGCCCCTCCGATTGTTAAGATTGAGTGGGGAGATTCCGGTATATTTGATAATCACAACTACATTCTTACTTCAGCAACTTATACTTTGAAGAACTTCCAGAATGGTTATAGAGTAAGGGTACCCGGAAAGCCAGCTACTTTTGGTAATGGTAGGTTATTGCCTGCAGCAGCAACTCAAGAATTAATTTTCAAGAGAGTAAGTGCATATAACTTATCCTATGGAGATTTTATAAATTCTGATTCACTTAAAAAGACGGGGGGTATTAAATATGATTGATGTTAACCAATATCTAAAGGGGGCTAGCCCATATAATAATGCCTATGCTCTGAAGTATAACGATGGGGATTATTCCTTAGAAGCTAAACCTCCAGTAGTACCGGAATCCTCTAACGATATTCAACATACCGTTAAAGAGGGGGAAACCTTGCAGAACATTGCTTTCAGGTACTATGGTGATTCTGGTAAGTGGTACATTATAGCTGAAGCTAATAAGATACTGAATCCTTTTAAGGAATTAGAAATGGGAACTCTAATAAGAATACCGACTTATGGCAGCTAAACAGAAACCTATATTATATAATGGAATGGGTCAACCTTATTTGGCCCTTTTCAATTTTGGAGGTATGCCTATAATGAATCCCATTACAGGTATACCCCTTGGAGCGTATATAAGTACCTGGAGTTATAGATATGATGAAGAAAAAGAAAACTTGGCTACCATTACTTTCGATACGGGTAATCCTGATACTGTAGATATTGCCGAGATTCAAGAGAACCAAAACATTTGTCTTCAATGGGGATATATATACCCTGATGGCCAATTTATATCTGGGCCAATAAAAATAATTAAGGTAAGAGAGTTCGAAGCCGTATTCGATTCTACAGGTACTCATGTAACTATTAAGTGCATTGATTCTTCAGGGGATTTAAGATATCAGCCTGCTTATGTTCATTCGGACATGGAAGGTTATAAATTATCTACCTATTTAGACAATGGTTGTGGGAATGCTACTGGTGTAATCATAGAAATATTTCAGTAATGGAACAACAGATAATAAGTAATAAAGTATACGAGTCACTACAAGTACCCACAGAAAATACCCGTACTACTACTGGTAAAGTACTCTATGCTAACAAATACAGTGGAGTAGCAGAAGTAGCTATGCCAGAAGACTTGAAAGCTTTAATTGATAGTGACTTTGGATTAGTGGGCAAGAACGTCTTAGTTCAATTAGAACAGAAGATGAAAGGGTATACTAATGGGCCATGGTATGTGGATTCAAGGGATGGTGTTATCTATATACATAATCGGAAATTCCATGAAGAACCGGTATGTACTTATACATATCAAGGAGAGAATGGGGAAGTACTTAGAGTATCTTTTGCTACTCAGAAAATAACTAAAAGAGTTAAAGCAGTATTAGCTCCATCTCTAGACCCAGATAGTAAAGATTTATCGGTATTATCAACTAATATAAATGAGCCAGAGGATAAACCTCCATTAGCTTTAAGACCTCCTGTGGCTCAGGTAGATAACCTTATGGTGTCTAATATTACTGGCAATGGGTTTGAAGATTATAGAAGTCATCCTACTACTCCTACAGAGGTAATGGATGCTTGGGACACTCAGCTTCAGTATAACATGGAAAAAACTGCAGAATATAAAAAGAGAGTAGAAGAATATGAAGCAGTGGGTCCAGTAGGTGCTTATGAAGCAGGTAAGCAAAGGAGATTTGATGAAATGTCTACCGAAGAAGTACGAGCTACCATTAATCAAGCAGCCAACGAGTTACCTGATGATAAGAAGAATGCCCTTAAGCAAGTGCTAAGAAACTCTAAGAATGGTAAAGAGTTAGAAGCTAATCTTAAGAAGCTATTAGAATGCGAAATGTATCTTTTCGAAGATGAAGATGGTATGGAATTTATGGTAGAAGAGTATGTAGACCCCTTAGATTATGACCCAGAGGGTTATACCTCTAAACAAGCAGGAGCGGGTATAGCTTCTGGTATCAATTTTCAAGCTGGAATATTACCTGCTTCAGAGAGAGGTTTCGAAGCTTTAAAGAAAGACCCTTATACTGAAGTATTATCCGATATGGAAGTTGATACTACTAAGGGTTATGGTCAAGGTCAATATGGTAAGAGGGTTAAGGTAAGACATATGAAAAGGGTAAACCTTAAAGTTCCGATTTATAAACTCTACCATAACCTATTCAGTAGATATGGTGGTGCCGATAAGTATGCTTGGGCAGCTAATGCTAATGCCAATGGTGGTTTAAAGCAAACTGAGAAAAGGTTAGTATGTCAACTTCAGGTAGTAGGTAGACCTATGCTAGCAACTTCTCAAATAATCCGAATAGATAATGTAGGGAAACGTTGGTCAGGGCTTTGGTATATAAAACAGTGTACTCATTCTATGGATGCCGGTCAAGGGTATATAACTAATATGGAATTAGTAAAGAACAATTCCAAGTCTGGTTCTGTAACTTCTAAAACTGATTTATCTACTCAAAATATCGTAGCTAATGATGCTAAAGCTAATGCTAAAACTACAAAGGGTCAAGATAAAAAAGCTTTAAGTACTTCTCAGAATCTTAATCTTAACTTTACTTATAATGAGAAAGTATACTATAATGAACATTTCTTGAATGATAAGGGAGACATAATTGATATCAGGGGTCAAGCTGAGTTTATTCGAAAGAAGGCTTATTATACTGAAGTAAATGCCGATAATCCCCAAGCCTTGGCAGAGGGTATAGTGTTATCTACAGGTAATACAGTTACCTCTAAGGGTAAGTTAATTCCTGGTAAGATATCAGTTAAACAAATCCAAGTGCCTGAAGATTATGGGGTTAAGTTTAATTATATGGCCATAGCTAATCGAGTATACCGAGACATAGCTAAAAGGCATAAGCGAATTGCAAGTCAAATCTATGTAGAAAAATAAGGGTATGAGTTACGAAACAGCAAAGATAATAACCGACGAAGGCTTAGAGGGTCTTGGTCGGTATTACTCTGTTTATCGAGGCATTGTTATTGATAATGACGATGTAGAGAAACATATGAATAGAGTAAAGGTATGTGTTCCAGAGGTAATGGGGGGAGTATTTGCTTGGGCATATCCTAAAGGACAACATGGTTCAATTAGTTCAGGTTTTAAATTCTTAGCTCCTAAAGTGGGAGATACGGTATTTGTTACTTTTGAATTTGGAGATCCAACTAAACCACTCTGGGAATACCATGGTTGGGGAATGAGCCAAATACCTCAACCTTTGGATGGCCCCCATAAAATGGGGATAATTACTCCTGAAGGAAATCTAATAGTTATAGATGATGATAACGGAGAGCTCAATTTACATTTCAATGGGCCTGTAAATGTTCGTTCGGAGAAAGAGATAGTAATAAATGCCGAGGGAGATATAAATGTATCTTCTGGCGATTCAGTGATACTTAATACTGGAGAAAATGGTGGAGTAATCAATATTTTTCAATTAACCGAAAAACTAAATCAAACTATCCAAGAACTAGAACAACTTCGCAGTATGTTCAATTCTCATGTACACTCAGGTGTAACTACTGGACCAGGTTCTTCAGGTCCTACAGTAACTCAAGTAACTAAACCTTTCTCACAATTCGTTGTAGACGATTATGAGGATAAAACCTGCATACACTAATGGAAAAGAATTACTTTACAGACTTAGTTGGTATAGGTGTAACTTATCCTATCCAACTTACAACTAATGAAAAGGGTGAAAGAGGTTGGTACCCAGTAAATGGGGATTTCAAACTTATCAGAGATAATATAAGTTCGATATTATATTACATGATAGGCCAGAGATTTCGACAGGAAAACTTTGGTAGTAAACTATGGCAATGTATTGAGGAACCAAACTCACAAGCCCTAAGTTTTATAATTAAAGAGTTTTTAAAACAGGCCATAGGTGCTTGGGAACAAAGGATAACCTTCCAAAATATCACCGTTACTAGAGTTGATGCAAAAATACACATAGAAGTAACATATGTAGTAAATGGAACAAATTCTAGTCAGTACCTCGATATCACCTATGACCGGTCGGATAATTCATTAAATACACAATAATATGGGAATCACAAATAAATGGCTTAACCCATACCAGAGGTCTTATCAACAGATTAAGGCCAAGCTGGTTGAATCCCTTATGGGGCTCAAGGATCCTCAAGGTCAGAAACTCATAACGGATTATTCGGAGGGGAATATCTTAATTATCATCCTCTCATTGTTTGCGGCAATTGCCGAAGTACTTCACTATTATGTAGATAATATGGCAAGAGAAACCTTCCTATCTACTGCAAGAAGGTATGATTCGGTAGTTAAACATGGAGCTCTGGTAGATTATCATGCTCGAGCAGCGATTGCTGCTACAGTAGATGTAATCTTATCCAGAAGTATTACTGGTAATTCCATTGGAGCTAAATTAACCATACCTCAAGGAACTCTATTTACGGATTCCAGTGGTAACTCTTGGTTATCTGCTAGAGATGTAACTTGGTATTCAAATGTAACCACATGTAAAGTACCTATAATTCAACATGAGAAATATACTGCAAGTGCTCTTAATAATATGCTAATACCTACTGGAGACAGGGTAATAGTTCACCTTGGTACATTGCCTAATGGTAAGTACTATGAACAGGGCTCTATGTCTTTACAGATAGGTGGAGAAACTTGGGTATTGGTAGATACCTTTGCAAAATCAAAGCCAACGGATAAACACTTTATGGTTTCAGTAGATGAAGCTCTTAACCCTTACATAATGTTTGGGGATGGAACTTTCGGTAAGAAACCTGCAGCAGGTGCAAAGATAACCAATGTAGTATTCTATTTAACCAATGGTTCTCAGGGTAACGTAAAGAGTAATACTATTACATCCGTACCCTCAATCATTTCTTCTTCAATCACTGATGCTACTGTAAGTAATGCTTATGATGCTGGAGGAGGTTCAAACTATGAGAACTTTACAATGCTCAAGGAACATATACCTTTGAGTGTAAAGACTCTGGGAGTAGCCATTACTAAGGAGGACTTTGAAAGTTTAGCTATGTTAGTTGATGGGGTAAACAAAGCTAAAGCCGATTATGAATGCGGTAGAAAGCTTACCGTATATATTATCCCAGATGGTGGAGCAGTTGCTTCTTCTGAATTAATTAATAGGGTATATAATTTATTATCCCAAAGGGCTCCTATGACTACTTGGTTGAAGGTTAAATCTGCAGGCAAGGTTCAGATTATTCTAGAGATGGGTGTTACCGGTAAGAAGTCTTATAAGACTGCAGAGATACAAACTCAAATTCTTACAGCATTATACAATGCCTATTCTCCAGAGCAAGCTCAGATAGGTGGAAGCGTAAGGGTATCAGATATATATGCCCTAATAGATAACTTATCAACCGTAGATTACCTTCACCTTACCAAGTTTTATATTAAACCATGGCCCACTACCCTTTATGGTAATAAGGAACTAAACCTGGGCCAGTTTAAATTAAACAAGGCAAAGGGTTCTATGACCTACTACATAACCTTTAATTCCTCAACTACCTTTACAGTACGTTCGGTATCAAATGGTTATGTAACTACTGGCTCAGTTGGTAGCTCTATCCAGATTATCGATAAAGCTAATGGTTTTGATTTCTCTTTGGACATTCAGAACAACAGCTATCAATCGGGCTATCGGTATTCTATTACGGTATCAGAACCCAACCATGATTATGAAGACCCAGGTTTTAACTTACCGGTATTCGAAAATGCTTCACAGTTAACATTAACAGTAAATGAAATCGTATAAAAATGGTGAACCTTAAAAATCTAATTGATTTTTTACCATTCGAATATAAGGACCAAGACACTTATAAGGTAAATGGCAAAGGCATCTTAGAGAGGTTTCTAGAAATTTGTGGAGAGCATTTTGAAGATTATATTACGAAGGACATTGAGAACATTCTGGATATTATTGATATAGATAAGGCACCAGATATGTACCTCAATTTCCTTTGGCAATTTCTTGGAGAAATGCCCTTTGCTTATGGGAACACTATAGATGCACAGAAATGGGCAGAGTACTTTAATGGGTTCTACTCTGATAGTAAACTCCAAGAACTATCAAAGCTTTGGATAATCCCAAAGGAAGGACCCCTTACATTAACCAGTACTCAAGTAAGAAACATATTGAAGTACTCAATATCTCTTTTTAAAATAAGAGGCACCTCTGAGTTCTTCGAGATAATGATGAGGTTGTATGGATTAACCTGCGTAGTAACAGACCCTGCAAAAGCAGATAGCTATGATGGTTGGGTAAAAGGCAATCCACACTTTGACCAATACTATCAGTATGACGATAAGTATACTTACGATAATACTTTTGATTGTTCTCAGTGTATACCAGTAACCTTTAGACTTACAGGTCATGGATATACTTCGAACTCGGCAGCTTTTAGAAAATTTAGAGAAGCTGTAGAGGCTTTCTTTAAAAGGTTCATACCCTATCATGTATCTTTCAATATTCAATATGGGTTTACCGTAAATGATGGGTATACTATTAAAGCCGAGTTAGTAAATCCAGACCAACCCAATTTGATTACTTCTGAAGTATATGAAGTACCAGTGAGGGTAACAGTAACTTCAGATTGGGTAAATGCTGACTTAAGGTACCAGATATCCAGTGATAACGTAAACTGGGGTTACACCAAACATGAAAGTGGTTCTATCTTTAACATACCCAGGGCAGGTACTTATTATTTTAGAAGTGTGGGAGACCCTACTAAGGTAACCCAAATCACCGTTAATCAAGAATCCTATAATCGAGTATATTCTATTACTTGCGACCCAATTACTGGAAAGATAACTCCTACTAACCTAAAAGTAAGTACAGTAGTAAGGGTAAATGTATCTTATAAGGGTACAGTGAAAACTTGTAATGTACGATTATCTGGTACGGATATAGTGAAAGTCTCTGGTTCAACTTGGGAGTTTTCCGAACCAGGTACCTATATATTCGAGGTAGTAGAGTTCCCAGTGAAGCAAACTTCTTTTGTCGTAACTCGAGAAGAGGTTACATATAAGGTAAGATGTACACCTTCTGAATTTAGAGTTGGGGATAAGCAAAGTATTAAAGATGCTACCACTACTCTTACCATTGAATCTAATTATCCAGAATCATTTACTGGTGAACTATACTGTAAGCTAATTGGTGATACTAAGTTGTTTAAGAACGGGGATAAGTTTACTGCTAATAGTTATGGTACTTATAAGTTTAAATGTACACTGGATAAAAGGGAAACAGATGAAGGTGTAGGTATATTCGAAGTAGTATCTGGTAAGACTGCAGTATATAGAATTATGGTTAGCCCACCAACAGTTACATTATTCAATGGCTCTGCCAAGACTACCGTAAAGATACAACGTATCTCTGGTAATGGTGATGATTATAGAGTAAGGGTAATTGAAACTGGAGAAACCTTTGATGCTCAGAATGGATATGTATATACTGCAAATAGGGCAGGGACTTATACCTTCCAGTCAGTAGCTTATCCTACTGCTAAGACTACTCTGGTAGTTAATAACTCTCTAGTAGTATATCAGAACAAGTTAAAGATAGTACCTTCGGATGCTACAGACAGTCATTGGAAAGAACCCAACTGGGCATTACCAGAAGACCAGATAGATGATACTTATGCAGTATACCAATTACTGGGTGAGAAGTCTGCTTGTAAGTTCCATCTTGAGGAAACGAAAAATGGGGTCAATGTAAGTGGTACTGCTACCTGTGATGAGAACGGGGAAACCTATAACCTTGATGAGGAAATTGTTCTTACCAAGGCTGGGACTTATACCTTTGTGGCAGATGATGGTTCTTCATTAAGATGTCAAGTAATACTGGAAGATTATCCTACAATCATCGAGATTTCTTGTACTCCTACTTATGCAGAACTAAAGGGGAATGTTAAACAAGTATCTACTTTAATCAAGTGTACTTCTAATAAACCTGACTTCGATAGTCGAATAAGGGAAGTTGGTAAAGTAACTACTTATGACGCAGGTGGTGCTGGTTATGAATTTGTAACTGCACAAGCTGGAGAGTATATATTCGAATCAGTGGTAGATACTTCGAAGAGAACTAAGTTCACCGTAGTAGATGCAGACCTTTTAAGTGTTAGTCCTCAAAAGTTAGAATGGGAACATGATGACCTCTCAGAGAAAACCTTTACCATTACAACTTACAGTAATCAATCTTGGCAAATAGTAGAACAATGATAAATTCAACAATCGATAGAATAACAGAAACCACAACTCAGTCTTTATTCAAGGCATTCGCTGTGGGTATATTGGGAGAGTGTACACAAATCTTGTATAATTTGAGATGGATGATAATTCTTGCAATAATTCTAATCCTATCAGACTTATGGTTTGGGTTATCTGCAAGTAGGTTACAGAAAATCGAAATTCGAAAATCTAGAGCTGGAAGAAGAACTCTAAACAAGATAGTAGATTATATCTGCTATGTTCTACTTGGTGCTGTACTTGGTAAAGCTATTGGAGAACCCTATGGGATGAACCCAATAGTGGTATCAATAACGGTTATGGTAATATGCTACTGTTTCGAAGTAGATAGTATATATGGACACATCTGTGAAATACATGGTATTAAGAAACGGTATAGTATATGGAGAATACTCTTTAAATTGTTAACCTTAAAGTTCAAGGATGTAGGTGAAGCATTTAAAGATATGTCAGAACAAAAGAATCAATTTAAAAATACTAAGGACAATGAAGACGTACTTTAAGTATGAAGGTATTATTAAATCAAAGGAAGCAGCAGAGGCAATTGCTGCTCCTTCTGGTTTAGGACCATTCTGTGGATTTGGCTCAGCTACCATAAATGGTAACAAGTTAGTGGTATCTCCTCAGGGAGTTGCTGAAAGTAAGTATGCCAATGTAATCAAGGATAGGATTATGGCAAGGTATATGGCAAAGGCTTCAGAAGATGGAGAATTGCCAGATGTAAACTTTGGGTGTATTTCAAGGGATGGGTATGTATTTATATCTGATGAACAAACTATTACCATTGAGAACATCCAAGGTATCCAAGGTTCAACGGAAGAGGTATTACTCTTTGCAGTACACACTACTATCTCCGAACCTGTAGATAACCCCGTAGACTTCGTAGCTTATTGGAATGAATCCTCCGAAAGCTTTTACACATTGTTCAAAAAGTCTCTGGATATTTATTATCCGATTGCCGAAGAAAATCGTACACCGGATATCATTAATAATGATATATATTCCAATTATGATATGACCTATAGCAATCTTCTAGAGATGGTAGAGAGTGCTTGCCCTTATTACTCTAATAATAAAACTTCCGTTGTTCTTATCGGAGTATATGGTAAGGGTACTGATGCAATGACTAAACGAAATGAGAACTTTGCTATCGTACCCTATCAGGGTAAGTTTCAAGAAATCCCTTATACTACTGCTGCCCAGAGTATGATGAAGGAATCAGTGAAAAGAGTAGAACAGATAAATTCAGGCTTTCCAGTAGTAGATGAATCGGGTACTAAGTTAAATATCAAGCAATACATTGATAGTCAAATTGAGGCTATCAGAAAAGAATTCTCTGAATCTCTGAGTACTGCTAACTTACCAATAGGTTCTATCATCCTTTGGGAAGCCGATGTAATACCGGATGGCTGGGCAGAATATACTAAGGCAGCTGGTAGAATAGTTATTGGTTACCAAGCTGGAGGAGTTCAGATTGGAGATGAAGTAATGCTACAGAATGTTGGGGATTACTATACTCCAACTAAAGGCAACTTCCTAATCTCAATTAAAGGCGATGACCTTCCTAAGCATAGGCATGCTCTTGGTGTATCTAAAGGTAAACAAGATGATGCCAATAAATGGGAGAACGTTCGTCCTCAATCTTTCTTTAATAGGGAGACGGGATTGAATGGAGATTTCGGTAGAGGAACTCCTACCAAGGGTATTCAAAATGGTGCTATCGTAGTAAGCTGGAACCTATTAGGGGAATCTTTCTTACAAGAAACTTCGGTAGAAACTTTGGATATTGAGAAATTGCCACCGACTATTACATTACGATATATCCAAAGAATATCATCATAAAGTTGTTATTAGTTATTTAGTAGTATTAAAACTCATGTGTATTATTTGTATTGTTTAAGAGTAAACATTTGTTTACAATCTGTGTTTTGCGTAGTAAAAATTAATTGGGAGAGGGACGTTGGGAAACGCCCCTTTTCTTTTGTGTTAATACTTAAGTTCTTCTTTAGCTCGGTCTTCCCAATATTGTATATCTTGTCTAAGTTCCGAGATGTATCTCATAGACTCATTAGTCTTAGGCATTTCGAAAAATTCGATAAGCATTATATTAGTTATTCGAGTACTATTTTCAAGCCTTTCCTTGATAAAAGGGGGAGGAGTAATTAATACCTCAAACAAAAGATAGGCATCTGGAGAAAGCTTATCCTTCATATAAGTATACATCATATCGAGCATTTCAGATTTAGCTTTCTCTTCTTCACTATCATCCTCTAATTCTTTATCATTATCGAATAAGTCATCGAGTTTAAAGAGGCTTTGATTATACTCTGCCTGTTCTCCGTATGCAGAACGAAGCAATTTATTTTTGAATGTACTAAGTGATGCAAGGATTCTTGCTTTAAGATGTTCTTCAGTACATTCACCATAGTATTTGTTGAAAACAAATAACATCTTATCCCAGAAATAAGATTGGATAATATCCGGTGTAAGATTAAACCGTTTATAATCAATCTGTCTGGTAAGGTTTCTAATTACTGGCTTACAAACTTTATAAAGTCTGTTGAAAGTAGCTTCATCATATTCTTGCATAGGTTTTAATCGATGAAGCTCTGAACCGTTATTTCCTTTACTTTTTCCCATGTTTTTAAATATTCGTTATGCAAATATAAGTATTTTTTCTTATATAAAATAATAATATTAAATATTCGGGAGCTTAAGGTAGTGGATTAGTAGTTTCTAGATAGATGTCAACATACTTAGAACTATCTCTCGGTACTATCAAAATCTATTAGTTTATATAATATTGCAATATAGATATGAAGAAATTTAAAGACAACATCAAGTTCAGTTTTTCTCCTGAGTTTCAGTTCGAGATACTCAGGTTTGTTTTAAAAGATAAGGAAGGAGGATTAGTACTCAAAAGGATTAAATCCAATTACCTGGTTCTCATAGAACACTCCCTTATCTTCGAGGGTATATCAAAATATTTTAAGAAGCAAGGCAGAATGCCCTCCGAGAATATCTTAAAGGAAGTATTAAAAGAGTTACTAGAATCTAAAACCTATGTGGATTTGGTAACTAAAGATGATATACCCAATATCAATAAACTAATAAGTAATCTCTATCATATACCCCTATCGGATTCTGATTATATAAAAGAAAAGATATATCAGTTCTCTACTTATGTTGAGATGAAGAACTTAAATGATTCCTTCGATTTGGATAACTTCGAACAATACGAAGAATATTCAAGGAAGATTGAAAAGGTACTTCAGAAAAGTAAACCTAAGAAAGAGGATGAACCCTTATATATGATTCGGGATATTACTGAGAGACAGTTTAGAAGACAATCAGAACCTTCAGTTATACCTTGCCCATTTAGGCAGTTGAATGAACTAACTAATGCAGGAGGTTATCCAGAGCATTCCGTTAATGTAATACTCGATAAACCCAAGGCAAAGAAAACCTTCTTTATGGTAAACCTTGCAAGAGGTTATCTCAGAATGAAGAAGTCAGTATTATATATTGATACAGAAAATGGCCAAGAACAAATCATGGACCGTTTTATTCAATCCAGTATCAATAAAACTAAGAAGGAATTATACTCTGGTGAGTATGATAAACTTGAGGCAAAGCATTTAAGGAAACTTGCAAGGTTTGGAGTTGAATTAGTAGTTGAGCGTGTACCAGCAATGATTACTAATACCACTTATATAAGGGAAAAGATAATTCAATTTCGTAATCAAGGAATCGATATTAAAGTTCTTATGGTTGACTACGCTGGTAAACTTGCATCAATAGCGGGGGATAGGGAAGATTTCGAAAGAATATCTAATGTATATGTAGACCTTCAGAACTTGGCAGAGGAATTACATTTAGATATTATATGGACTGCCCATCACATTACCCGTGAAGGTAAAAAGCATAGGCTTACTAGATATGATGAGAATGATATATCTGGTTCAATTGCCATTGTTCGTAATGCCCAGGTTATCATGGGTCTTAACTCTACTGAGCAAGAAGAGAAAGATAATATTCTTCGAGCTGAGATAGTAGTACAAAGGGATGGTCTTCCTTCCGGTAGAGCATTATTCAAATGCGATGTCGAAAGGCAAAGATGTACGGAATTTACAAGGGAACAACGTAAACAATATGATGAAGTGTATTCTGGAGTATTAGATTCTATGATGAAGAGTTCTAAAGATAATCCCTCTGCAAATAAAGAAAAGTATGAGAAGAAATCAGGTGATATCTAAAAGAAAGTTAATCTCTAATATAGTAGGGTGGCCAGATTATTATATTTCTAAGAGAAGTAGGTTATATAGATACTACCCTAAAAGAAAAGTATGGATGTTATTAAAAGGTACCCTCAATCGGGGTAGGATATATCATATATTAAGAGATAGTAATAAACATAAAAGGATTCAGGCTTCTAGATTAGTAGCCTTAGCTTGGGTACCTAACCCAGAGAGTAAACCTCATGTATGTCATAAAGATAATAACCCTTGCAATAATATACATACTAATCTTTATTGGGGTACACAGAAAGAAAATATACAACAGTGTATCAGGGATAATAGATTTAGACCTCAAGGTAAAGTACCCATATCTAGAAAGGATATACTTAATCTTAATAAAGATTATTTAAACGGTGTTACTATAAAGGAACTAAAACAGAAATACAATATAACCCATATTCATAGATACGTTAAAGAAACTAAAAAGAGATATAGATTAGGACATGATAGGGTACGAGAGTTAATTAGGGATAAAGCCAAGGGTTACTCCAATAAAGAATTGGGAGAAAAGTATAAGCTAAGTAAAGCTAGTATTAGTCACTACTTAAATAGAAGTTTATGAAAATAACAAATCAGTTTAAGTCTAAGCTCAAAACTTATTTCATCAAGAGATTAGGTGCTTTTGATTATAAACATGGCTGGATGAAACTCCCAGTATGCCCATACTGTCATAGGGAATTAAAAATGGGAGTTAACTTATCAATGTATAGAACCAATTGTTTTAGATGTAATGCCCATCCTTCTCCTGTTCAACTAATAATGGACATAGAAGGATTTACTGAGTACCATGAACTAATTAATTTTTTGAACAATGGCCAATTTGATGAGCTTGAATTTCACGAAGAAAAGGTTGAACTTGCAGAAGCTAAGCCTTTGTACTTACCCGAAGGATTTAGAATCCTTAACCTTGGCCAGTCACAAGTTGCAAAAAGCATTAGAGGATATGTCAAGAGCCGTGGCTTTGTCATCTCTGAGTTGTCTAAGCATGGAATTGGCTATGCGACAAAGGGGGCTTACTTTGGGTACCTCATTATACCCTTTTATTACAGAGGACAACTTAGATATTATAACGCGAGAAATGTTATCGGGCAAGGTCCTCGGTATAACAACCCTAACAAAGATATCACAGGAGTTGGCAAAGAATTTATCATATTTAATTATGATGCGTTGGAGATGTATAGGTCGGTATACATCTGTGAAGGTGCACTCAATGCCCTTACTATTGGAGATAGAGGAATTGCCACAATGGGCAAAGTTGTATCTAAATATCAACTAAACGAATTAATAAAAGCACCTTGTCAACGGTATATAATTCTATTAGATTTTGATGCTCAAAAGTATGCTATAGAATTGGCTTTAAAACTTATACAATACAAGAAAGTGAAGTTAGTTCTTTTTGAGGATAATAGGGATGTAAACGATTTAGGTAGGAAAGCCGTTCTTAAAAAAGTTTATGAAACTAGATATGCTACCTATCAGGGATTAATTAAACTTAAAAACTCATTATGATGGAAGATAATGTACCAGGTTTTATAGGTTACCATATTACTAGAGATGGAAAATTATATTCAAGACGGATAGAAAGATCTCCTTATAAGTTTGGTAAATGGCATAAACTAAGGCTTTCGAAAAAGGCCAGAGTTAAGGTAAAACTTTATAAGGACGGTAGAGGTTATAATTTGAGTATTAGTAGGTTGGTAGCTTTAGTATATGTATATAATCCTAATCCTTCTAAGTTTAATGAAGTAATGCACTTAGATAATAATCCTTTAAATAACCCTTATAGGAATCTTCAATGGGGTACACATAGTATGAATATACAACAAATGATTTTCGAACAGAGAAGGAAATCATTTAAAACTATTCAAAATCCTAATTGGGAGAACTTTAAAATTTCTGATAGAAAATTGAGAAGATTAAATAGGTTATTGAGTTTAGGTAATAGTAGGATATACATTAGTAAAAGGTTAAAGGTGTCACGTAAAACACTCTATAACTTTATTCATAGAATTCAAATCAGAAACTCTTTGGAGTAAGGATTACCTATTATATTATATAACTTAAAATATTAATGATATGAAGATAATCGATTATGTAGTTAAGACCATGATAGTTTTGGCAGGTCTTTTAATTATGGGATATTTCTTCCCAGTTGTAAGTTGGTTTGAAAAACCCCAACCAAGGAAGAATATGGTTTTCAGATGTGAGATGGTTGATGGTAAAGTTAGGGATTATACTTTAAACTTACCCGAAAATGTTACTTGGTATGTAGGTACCAATAGAGGTTCATATTATGTATCATGTATTTACATCGGTTAGGTTATAATAAACGAAGTTTAAGTCGTATCTTGTTATTACACCCAAATACCATTAATAGAGTACTTAATAAACCTCAGGATTATGAATACTAAACGTTCCCCATCTATCCATATAACTAAGTCTCAATTTGAGGAAATATTAAATACCTTAGAGGTAGACAATTTCCCAGTTGAGGCTTTTTTTGTTATTGCTCGAAAGGAGGCAATAAATCATAGAGCAGTCTTAGTTTCTAACAATAAGAATACTAAGCGAGTTAATAACATATTACTAGCATCTAAAGGAGATGCTGCCCTCGTTGCTGATATTTTATATGCAACTCGTATAAAGTTAAAGCATAGGGGAATTCGTAAAATAAATGAGAGTAATTCCCGAGAATGGGCAAATTGTAAAAAGCTTGCAGAGATATGTAATACCTTCTGTGAAGATTTTAAATTTGATACCCGGGAAGGTTTTATTAAATACATTGAGACTGGGTTAAAGAGAATGACTGATTATCGTAATGTTATGCAAAGGTTATTATCTATGCAAGAGAACATCACTAATCAAATATCGGCCGAGATCGAATTGCAGGATTCAGATTTAAAACTTACTAAAGAGATACACGATTACTTTATAGGTAAGATTGCTAAAGCAACTGGCATATATGAATCTTATGAGAATCAACCAGAGAAATATATACACTTTGTAAGGTTAGGGGATTTTTTAAAAAAGAAGCATTGGGATTTCGAATCTTTCATTGATGCCCAATTCGAATCTCTTGCATGGTGTAATGGTTTACCAGAACCAAGTCAGATGTACAATGATAAAGCCATTGAAAGATATAATAAATACTTATATAAGAATAAGAGTAAACAACTCCTGGATGATGAGCCTCAAGTAGAGGGAAGTCTCTGGGATAAAATAAAAGATTAGTATGAGTAAGATAATTATTCAGAATGGTAATATGTGCGAACTTGACTTACCTCTTAAGTTCGCACAGAAACTTTATAATGAGTTTGCCATTCGACATCCGAATGCTTTCTACTTACGTACAAGGCAAAGAGGTATGCAGAATTGGGACGGTAAGATTCATTACATCACCAAGACTGGGCAATTTAAAATAGGTTTACTTCCCAAAGTATACGATATGTGTATTGAGATGGGAATTAAACCTAAAGTTGTAGATATGCGTCAACCTTTACCTAAAGTCAGTAAAGTTGTTACGAAGATAGGCAAATATAAATTAAGACCAGAACAGGGGAAAGCAGTCAAGGCTGTAATTAATAATACGATTGGAGGTAAACCATTTCATATCGGAGTATTGGATTACACGGTTAATGCAGGTAAATGCACCGGTAAGGGTACCCTAATACATACTGAGGATGGGTTATTACCTATAGAAAAAATCGTTTCTGAAACAGGTAAGATACGATATAAAGGTAAAGTCCTTACTAAAGAAGGTGTATTAGTAAAACCCCATGCAGGAGTTTATAATGAGATTAAGGTAGTAAAGATAACTACTTCTCAGGGTTATACTCTAATCTGTGGATATGAAAATCACAGATTATATACTTATTATGGAGATAATCTACAATGGGTATATGTCAAGGATTTAAAGAAAGGGGATTGTTTACCTATCTCCTTAGAATATACTCATTCTAAAAATACCATAGGTAAAAACCTTAGCTATACTTTGGGAGCTTTATCCGGAGATGGTCATATTCATCAAGTTTCTAAAAATCAAATAAATATATCTATATCGGGTCAAGATATAGAAGTAGCCGAAGTAGTTAAAGCTACTATGGATGAAATCTGTAAAACTCCTATAGAAATAAAACCCCACAAAAGATTTAAAGGTTTTCATATATCTAAATCCGATACTAATTTTGCTAAACTACTTCAAGAGGAATATCCAGAATTAATTGGTACTGCCCATGAAAAGTACATACCCGATAAGATTCTTCAGGCTTCTTATGATGACTTAAGGAATTATATAGCAGGTTTATTTGATACAGATGGACATAATTCATCATCTCATGGTAGAAGATCCTTATCTTTTACTACTGTAAATCTTGAAAATGCTCGTAGAGTACAACAAGCTTTATTATCTTTAGGAATAGCTTGTTGTCTTAAACCCAAGAAGACTTCATGTAATGGTAAAGAGAGTATAGCTTATAGAATAACTATTCATAGCGAATTTTATGATGAGTTTCTAGAAATAATACCCATGAGGATTGAAAGAAAATGTATTCCTAGCAATTCTCAACGGAATAACTACAGTAATAAATTACCTTTTAGTAATTTTGCTAAAGAACTTTATGATAAGCTTTCTTGGAAAGAGAAAGGTAAGTTTAGAAAAACCTATGGTAGAGTTATAAGTACACAGGTAAGTCATCATAATAGATTAACTTTAACTGCTTTTAATTGTTTAGTAGAATTCTTAGGCTCTAATAATGATAAAGCTACAGAATTACTAAATATTTCTAGTAATTGTTATTGGGATAAAATAGATAAGATAGAAATCTTAGATAAATACCCATGTTATGATATGGAGATACCTAAGTATCATAATTACCTATCTAATGGATTCATATCTCATAACACACTTATTATGTCGTCTTTGTATTTATCCTATAAGAAGCAGTTAAAGACTTTGCTAATAACTAATGATTCGGATTGGTTAAATCAAGCTAGAGAAGAATTTAAGCAATATCTTCCCGGAGAAGATATCACTTTTGTTCAAGGCAAGGTTTTAAACTGGAGTAACTTTACTATAGGTATGGTTCAATCTATTTCTCGTAATATGAGGTTCTATCAAAAAGAGTTATCTCAAATAGATATGGTACTTATAGATGAGGCTGACCAAGGAGGTAGTAAGCAATATCAGAATGTAATCACTCGGTTATTTAATACCAGAATTCGTATAGGATTATCTGGTACGATTTATATGAGTAAGCTTGCTAAGGATAGGGTTAAGAATATGAACTTAGAATGTTTCTTTGGTAAAGTACTTGCTGAGTTCAAACTCAAGGATTCTATCAAAAAGGGTTACTCAACAAAAATCGTTGTAAAGATGGTACCTGGTAAACCCTGGTATGGTAATTGGGAATCTGATTGTATTTCCTATAAGGAAATATACGATGATTCAATCACCAATTGTTATACAGCTTGGTTAATGGCTTATAATAGATTACTATGGAACCTTAATCAAGGCAGATACCCTGCTCTCGTAGTATGCAAGCATATTGCACATTGTGAAAATCTATATAAGTTCTTTAAAAAGAAACTGGGCGATGCCTATAATATTGCCTATGTGCATGTTAATACTTCCTCTAAATTAAGACAACAAATAATGAAGGATTTTAGAGAAGGTAAAATAGACATCCTGGTATCAACTACAATCATTGCTCGAGGTAAAAACTTTCCTAAGCTTAAGTACTTACTCAATACCGCAAGTATGGATTCACAAGAAAAATCCATTCAATTCCTTGGTCGTTTGGTAAGAACCGATGAATCTAAAAATAAGGTATACCTTGATGACCTTCACTATCCCGGGAATTATTTAGATAGGCACGGTAAACATCGGAAGCAATATTATCAGAGACAAGAATTGAAAGTAATACTGTTAGATAAGCTATGGAAGAAACATCCTAACCATAGCCTTATTAAGAGTTAACTAGAAGTACTATGAGTATTTACTTTTTCTCCGTAGGAGGAAAAGAAGATTACAATTAATAAGCATATAGGCATTATGAATAATGATAAACTAATATGTATCAGAGATGAAGATGATACTAAACTAACTACTCTCTTATCAGATGGTTGGAGGATAATTCAAATCTCTGCATCAGGTATTTATTGCTGGGTACTCTTAAGGAAAACCCAATAACACTAAAAAGAAAATCAAAGGATGGCATTTCAAAGAATGGGTCTGTCCCAATTGTAAACATATTAATTACACTTATGATGAGGAAGATTAAAGAATGGTTTAAGTCTCTCGTTGTTGGGGAGGTACCCAACCCTAAACATGTATTCAACTGTAGAGATTTGATATGGATATCAAGCTTGGAAACTTCTCAAAATACTCCCGAATGCTTTACTCATTATTTCTATCTGTACTGGAGTAATGGTATGGTAGTCAAAGTATGTCAAGAGAGTCATGATAGAAATTCATACCAAGAATTATATAAACTCAGGGAACTATTTATTAATAACATGGGTTATTCCTATGTTCCGATAGAAGATAACAGTGAGATATACATTTATTATAAACGTAAAAAGGATATATAATGGCTAAGAAAAAGAAACAACTTCCTGACTTATCGAAGCAAGATATTCTTACTCCCATAGATGTAAGTACTCTGGGGACTAATGGAGACCCTTGCTTTGGTATTAGATATGATTTATCAACTAAGGACTGTAAACTATGCGGAGACTCAGAATTATGTGCATTCAAGATGTCACAGAACTTGAACATCACCAGGAAAGAACTTGAACAGAAGAATCAATACAAGGATTTAGATGTACTTGAAGATACCGTTGGTATCAAGAAATACATCCGAGGCTTGATTCGGAAAGGGAAAGACAGAAAAGAGGTTATTACCAAAACCATTGAGAAATTCGAAGTACCAAGAAAACGTATTAGAGAACTTTATAAAGAGTGTACTAAATAATGAAACCAATAGAGATGATATGGGCTATGTTCAAGGTATACCTTAACAACCCAAACTATTTTGTAAAGCAAGAAGATGTACTTGCTAATTTATGTATGGAGGGTTCTACCGATGTAATCAGGATGTGTAATTCATTGGGAGTACATGTTTCTAGACCCGAGAAATTAACCTTTGGACAACTTTTACGTAAATGTAATATATTATGAACAGATTTAGATTTATCAAAGTAAGGGAGGTAGTATCTCCCAACAGAGCAAACCCAAATGATGCTGGGTTAGATTTTTATGTACCAACTGATTTATATCCTGAGGATATTCATTCTAAAAATGAATTCGACTCCGAAGGTTATGATTTAGATGTTCCTTTTGGTGAAGCCTTTGTAAGGCATATAGCTTTAAAACCAGGTCATCGTATACTTATCCCATCGGGTATCAAAGGTTTGCTAGAACCTCCTGCATCTATGTTAATGGCAGCAAACAAATCTGGTATAGCTACTAAGAAAGGGTTAATCTTTACTGCCGAGATAGTGGATTCCCCTTATGTTGGAGAGATACATATTGGGATATATAACACTTCTCAAGAAATTCAGGTTATCGAGGCTGGTCAAAAGCTGGTACAATTTATTCATGTACCTATTTATATTACCGAGCCAGATGAGATTCAGCAAGAGGAGTTTTATACTGAATCACAAATGTGGGGAAGCAGAGGAGATAAAGGATTTGGTTCATCTCAAAACATAAAATAGTGGACATAAGGAATATAAATGAACAAGTGCCTCAGGTAGAAGAAACTGAGGCACGGATACTACAAGAAATGTATGATCTTGGGATAGAACAATTCTCTGGATATAAATCTATAGAGAAGTTACCAGATTATCCTTTAGATATAAATAACCCAAAGAACCAAGTTATCCTAAAGGATTTTATTGGTAGGGTTATTGAGGAATTAACCGAAGGATTCGAATCTACCGATGAAGTAGTATCTATATACCGTAACTATGGTTGGAATAATGATTGTTTAACTCAAGAGGAATATACTCAGGTATTAAACAGTCTAGCAAATGCAAATGAGGAACAAGCAGATGCCTTGGGATTCTTCTTTACTTTGCTTTTGTATTCTAATATATTGCCAGAAGATATATTAAAATATCAAGATGCCAAGAGTTTATTTGAGGTAATGGCAATTGGAGTCAAAGACCTACTCATCAAGTACCCAGATCATCGAAGTGTAAGGAAATATCCTATATTAAGTTCAACCGATTGGGCAAGAGAGGATAGAGCAGAGTATGATAAGATAGTTTCTTATACCCCAGGTTTTCATGAAATGAGCGAGATATCTCATGAAAACGAGAAGCTATATTTATGGGAAGTAATATATGAACTCAATAAAGCAAGGAACTTCCTTAAATGTAGACCCTGGAAACAAACTCAAGTAATGACCAAAGAAATAGATTTTCAGGAATCATTAGTAAAAGCTTTCTATCTCTATATGGGATTCTTAGCCATGAATGGGTTTACTCCTTGCGGATTATTTAGTTTATTCTTTAAAAAACAACGTCTCAATTTATGGAGACAAACTACAAATTATTAGTAACCAATTAAAAATCAGCCAATTATATGTCGGGTTGGAATAAGAAATTAGAGGGGCTTCAACTTAATACGGAGGAGTCCCTCCATTCGTTAGAATTTGCTACTTCACAGGAAGCATGGGAAAAACTCAATGAGGGATTCCTAAGATTAGACCCAATCCTATTTGGGAAAGGAGCTATGGCTAATAGTGGGGTAGCAGTAGTGTATAACGTATTTATAAAAATACGAAAAGCATGGGTAGACCCAGAATTTGATTATGGGCGGTGTTTCAATTATAAAGAAACTAAGTGGACTAGCTTATTGAATAACTACATAGATTTTAATAAGCTTGACTTGTTGCGTAGTAAACTGAGAGTACTGAGAAATAAGTATAATCAGAATTACAATATAACTTATATGTTCAATAATCATCATGATAATGGTAAACAATGTCTAATAGCTGCGACTTTTTCAAAACGATTCGGGGAAGACATCCCAGTTATTACAATGGTAGTTCGGGCTTCGGAGATTACCAAGAGGTTAATATTCGATTTCCTATTAATTCAACGAATGTCAGAGTACGTATATGGGCCGGACCAGTCAGTACAAATCAACCTATTTGCGACTCAAATGTACGGAAATGTGGAGACACTTCTAATGTATCATACCCATAAACCTTTGAAGAAGGTACTTAAAGGAGCAGAGGAGAATTCATGGAATAAGAGGATAAAAGAGATATGGAAGAAATTCCAAAAGGGCACAGAGAAGGAATTCTCTTCATTCAAGGTATTCTTTAGAAGTTTTAAAGTGCTTCGACCAGATTTATATGAGGAAACATATAAATCAATGAAAGCAAAAGAATTACTTCTCGAGTATGAGGATATAGAATATCCTGAGAATGTAATCTCTTACTCTCAACGTAAAGCCTATAAAAAGAAACTTTTAAAACAAAAGAACCATGGAAGCTAAGGAATTTTTAAATCAGAAGCGGATAGAATTAGTAAACAGATTTTATTACCAAGTTTTAGAGATTAAAAAGGACGGTGCAGAACCAGATATACCCTTGTTAATAAAAGAGGTAGAGGATTTTGATGATTTTGTATTTCGCTACTGGCATATGACCTGGGTTAATTCTACAATGTCATACAATTAAATATTTATATTATATGAGGATATATTCTAACAGTTTTGAGTTAATGTCCGAAATGGGCAGAGAACTCAACAGTTATGGTCAAACTGTAAAACCAAAGACCTATCAAAATAAAGTGATTGAAGGTAATGAGGATTTTATTACAAAAGAACTCATTTGCCAACAATATTGTTTAACTTCACTTGGAGACCCAGTATGGTTATTCATATTCTCTCATTCAAAGGAATGGGCAGATGCCGAGTTCCAAGAAAGAATATCCCCTAATGATATAAATCCAGGTAAAGCTTGGGAATTGAGAAAAGATTTATGGGAACAGTTTTTGGTGAATGGTAAGTTTGATTACACCTACCCAGAGCGTATTTGGAACTCGTTAGACATTTATGGTAGTACTTCTTTTAACTGTGATTCAGCAATGCAATCAGTTATTGAACTTCTTAAGAGGGATAATGATACTCGTAAAGCAGTACTCCCTATATTCCATGGTACAGATCTAAGATTCCTTGATGGAAGTAAACGTATACCTTGCTCAATGTATTATGATTTCCTTATTCGTCAGAATGGTAAAGGAGAGAAGGTATTACATATTTGCTATCATCAAAGAAGTTCGGACTTTGTACAACATTTCGGTAATGATGTATATCTTGCATGGAGACTCATGCAATATGTAGCTAAAGAGTTAGGAGTAAAACCGGGTTATCTGTATCATACAATCGATTCTCTCCATGCTTATAAGAAAGATTGGTTAGCATTAGCATCCAATCTGGAAGACTTACAAGAAAAATACTAATAATGAGGGATGTATCTACTACTGGTGGGTATGTCCCTTTTTCTATTTATAAATATATGAAGAAAAAACATGTATCATCTTTTCCAGTAATCTTGCGTAAAAGGTTCATGGATAATATACCTGGATTTTCTGGTTATTATGTTTCTAAACGAGGTCGGGTATATACCAGAAGAAGAGTTGGATTAGGTAGAAAATCTAAAACTGGTGTTGGAGATTTAAACAGAGTGGGTTATTGGAGGGAATTAACTAGAATAACTAACCATAAGGGATATTATAGGTTAGTAATACAGGATGATTTCCGTAAAAGACATTATGTACAAGTGTCTAGGTTGGTAGCTTTAGCTTATATACCTAACCCATTAAATAAACCATTTGTATGTCATAAAGATAATAATCCTAAGAATAATTTTTATAAAAATCTTTACTGGGGTACTCAATCTGAGAATATTCAACAATGTGTTAAAGATGGGAGACATCAATCATGCAAACTAGATATGTAATTATTAAGAACAAACGTATGCTTAAAAAAGTTATTGAACTATGTAAGTATACCGGATATGCCAGTGTGGATTATGAAACTGATGGTTCACCCATATATAATAAGGGTTTTAAGCCAACTATACTCTCAGTATCCTGGATGCCAGGGTTTGGTGCTTCCATTCCTTTAGACCATTTCGAAACAAAAGATTATACATCTCCAGGGTGGAATTGGAAAAAGATGCTAAGGAAATTTGGGGAAGAGGTAATCGAGAATTATGAGATAACTAAGGTTGCATGGAACTGGAAATTTGATGATCAGATAAATCAGAAGTATCAGATATTCTACAGAGGTACATGTTTAGATGGGATGCTTGCTAAATATCTACTAAACGAGGAAAAACCTAATGATTTAAAATCAATGGTAAGAAGGTATTTACCAGAGTATGGTAATTATGAGAAGCAAGATGCTTTCGATAAAATACCTTGGGATAAAAAAGAGTTAGACCCACTTTGCCATTATGGATGTCAAGATACGGATTATACTCTTAGGTTAATGATATTCTTTGAAAAGAAGCTGATTGACCTTGGTTTGTACAGTACCTTCAGGAATTTAATTATGTCTGCATCAAGGGTACTCACTTCAGTAGAGAAGAACGGTTTGTATCTAGATAGAGAGTTCAATAATCAACTACTGGAAACATATAAACCAAAAATAGATGCGGCTAGACAAGCTATATATGATTTGCCAAGAGTAAAGAAATTCGAAAAGAAGTATAATCAAGAAAAGATTGATAAATATATTCAATCTATCGAAGCTGAACTTGAGGAGCTAGATTATAATGATCCAAAAGATAAACGAAAGATTGTATCAAGGGAACAGAAAATCTCAAATATCAAGGCTGGTATATTCACAACTAAAAAGGAACAAGAATTGATAAGACCTATCAATTTGGGTAGTTCAGTTGATTTACCTGCATTGATGTATTCGGAAGAAGGTTTTCATTTTGAGGTAATTAAGAATAATGAATCCGGTAAACCAAGTACAGATGAAGAGACTCTTACTAATCTAAGGTTAACCGTTAAAAAACCAGATTCACCTAAGGCCATTTTCCTTGATAGGCTTCTTGAATTACGAGGTTTAGAGAAGATGTATAAAACCTATATAGAGGGTTGGAATGAAAAAGTTCAAGATGATGATAGATTACATGGAAGATTTCTTATTCATGGGACTACAAGTGGAAGATTATCCTCTGCAGAACCCAATGCTCAACAAATTCCCAAGACATCCGTAGACCCCAATATTAAATTACAATTAAAAGCTCCTAAAGGAACCTTATATATTGCTAGTGATTTTAGCCAGGCAGAATTAAGAATTATGGCTCATCTATCTGGAGATGAAACTTATCTTAATGCTTTTAACTCTGGTCAGGACCCTCACTTAGCAATTGCTGCTACTAAATATCATATACCCTATGAAGAAGCTCTTAAGATATATGAGGATGAAAATCATCCAGAACATAAGATATGGAAGGTGAGAAGAAAGCAAGCTAAACAAATTGCTTTTGGACTTATTTATGGAATTGGTGCAAAATTACTAGCAGTAAAACTATCTGACCCAAAATCTGGTATTATAGTTACACCAGAAGAAGCCCAAAAGGAAATGGACATATTCTTTGGTCAACACCCCAAGTTGAAGACCTTCTTGAAGAAACAAGAGAAATTCCTTAGAAAGAATGGGCATCTGGTATCATTATTTGGGAGGAAAAGAAGATTACCCCAAATATATTCAAATGATAAGGGAGAAGAAGCTTATGCTTTGAGATTAGCATTAAATTTCCCATGTCAATCAGCAGCATCTGATATGTGTTTATTTGGAAGTATTCTCATATACTACTTAATGAGACAAGGTAAATTACCCTCTACTAAGTCTGTATGTTTGGTACATGATGCTAATTATCAGATTACTAAACCAGAGAATATTAATATTTGGAGTATATATGAGATGTGGCAAATTTATAGGAACCCATTAACTAAGCCATACTTCGGCTTTCAGATAGATGATGTCACAATGGACATGGAGTTTGTTATTGGTAGGTCAATGGCAGAAGAGTTACCTTTTATTCCGGGTTATGATTATAAGAAAATGTTAGAACCTGATTTCTCAGTAGAAGAATATATGGAAGAACATAAGAAATATAAACACATACCTATTTCAGAGTATAAGAAACGTTTTAACAAACAAATGAAGCAATATGAAAAAGATTTTGAACGGACCCACAGTATGGAGGGCTAAATGCCCAGTATGTGATTGCGAATTTGAATATGATACCAGTGAAACTTTTGGGGTTTATAATAAATCTGGAGATTATTTTAGGATAGTACAATGCCCCAATTGTAAAACTAATCTGAAGCATTCAGAATCTGTATCAACCCTTATAACAGAATCGAAAAGAGAAGATACTATGTATACATAAATAATATAAATTTATGGAATTATGGCAACACAGAAAGAGATTGATAATGCAAGTAAGTTAACTGCCCTTACTTATATGGTTGCAGGTTGCTTAGGTTATTCTATCGAAAATTTACTTAAGTATTTAGATGTGGTTAATCTAAGGTTGAGTGGACAAGAAAAAATGTTATTTAACCGATTAAAGACTCAGTTATCTCAAGTACAAACTAATCTTACTACTTTAGAGGGATTGGCTTTTAAAGTAATGGCTACGGATGAGGATGATAAACTTGCTTATGAAGATGCCACCCATATTTATTGGGCTGCATTTTTAGCATTACTCGATAGAGGTGGTACTGATAACTTATGCGACTTAAGATTAATGGCTTTGGTAGATAAGATAAGCATCTATAAATCTCTTCTTAATTTGCCTGGTATGAAACTCTCTTATCAAATGGCTTTTGCTCAAGTAACTAAAGCAATAAGCAAAGGGGAATTTAGTAAAGAAGACTTTAAAAACCTATTAGAAGTTTATGAAGACGGAGCTAAAGAAACTAAAGGTTAAATTTGAGGGTAGGTCCCTAGAAATAGATATTCAAAAAGAATTGTCTATCAATGAGAATATCATTAATTCTCAGCTACGAGAATCTCCTTCTAGTTATTATATTCTTTGTTCTCTTAGAGATAAGTATATAAAGGAAAGAGATTTACTAGCAAGGGAAAAGGATGAAGCCTATTCCAATGCTTGGGTATATTATAAGGATGCTAATGAAAGGTGGAATAACGAATATGTTTCTCATAAGGCAAATCTTAACAAGAAGTATTCTTCTATTTATGAGAGATACTTAAAAGCTGTAGAAAAAGCAAATAAGTTCATAGCTATATGTAAAGCCTATGAGAGTCGGGAGAATATACTAAGAACTATTAATGCGAACCTAAGAAAGGGTTAACCCATTGAACTATAATTAATTACTAACTTTTAAAAACAGTATTAGAATATGAATTATTCAATGACATTTATCTCACCTCTTGTGGCTGAGAAATTTAATCAAGAATTACCTGGATGCCCTACAGAAAATCGGGTACTTATTTTATCTCCAAAGGAGGTAAATCAAACTAAATCCGGTTTGATTATCCCTGAACAAGTAAAAGAGGGAGTTCCTCGTAAAGGGGTTGTAGTAAAGAGTGGGGAAATTACCGAAGAATACAAAACCTACCGAGAATTGGTTGCTGTAGGTAGAATAGTTACCTATGGTTTGTATGCAGGTAAAGAACTTGAATTCGAAACGGACAAACTATCTCCTGCTCTCAAACAACTTTTAGAGAAAAACGTTCTTACCGTATTGAGTATGAACGAAGTAGTTTACTCAGAACCGAATAATTAAAACTAATCATTATGATAAAAGACAAGAAGAAAAAGAAAGTTTCATCAGAGGGACTTTCTACAAAAGAAAAGATGCTAGCTAGAAAGAAACAGCTAGAATCCAAGGGAAATGGTAGTGGGTTAGTATATCCAAAAGAGGGAACTCTGAGGATGAGAATTAAATCTCCGGGTGATGACCAAGAATTGGGTATCGAAATTATTCAATTCTACCTGGGTGGCAATTTGGGAGGAGTTATATCTCCGGCTACTTTTGATGAACCTTGCCCATTCATGGAGAAATACCAAGAATTGAAAAACTCCAAGGATGAAGATGACAAGGAACTTGCCAAGAACCTGGTACCAAGAAGAAGATATGTTATCGGTGGTATCATTTACTCAGATGAAAAGGGTAGTAAGGTAGATTACGAAGGCAAAGATAAGGGAGTTTTAGTTCCTCGCTCAGTATACCAGGATATCATTGACCTTTACCTTGATGAAGATGAGGCAGGTGATATGACCGACCCAAAAACTGGTTATGATATTAAGATAATACGTTCAGGGTCTGGTAAACTAGACACCACTTATTCTGCTCGTGCTTGCAAACCAACCAAGTTGGATAAGAAATACCAAGGTACAATTGACCTTGAGGGAATAGTTCGTTCTCAAATCAAATCCTATGATGAGTTGGAAGATTTACTTTCACAGTATCTAAATGAAGACCATGGGGATGACGATGATGACGATAAGTCAAAGAAGAAAAAGAAAAATGGAGTTCACAAAGACCATTACATGGAAGATGATGAACCTAAGAAAAAGAGAAGAAAATACAAATCGGATATTTAAGGGTTAGTAATATGGTTTCATTCGAAGGTG